GTAAAAGATTATTAGGCTGTGTATTAGCTACAGAAAGCTGAGAAATAGTTACATCTGCCATTTTTAGTCTCCATAGCTAAATCCACCCGGATCAAAGCCACGGCGACCACCAATTGCACCCATATCTCTGAGTGTACCAGTTACGTCGTCGTCTTCAGGATATTCATAACCGTGGGCGCTTCACCTGTACCTTCACCTTCTGCGGCTTTTTCTGCCGCAGGCGAATAACTACCCTTGTATTTTAATGAGTCGATAAAATCTTGTACAAGCTCTTTGTCGCTTGCCATTTTTACATCATAAGCACGGGTAATTGCTTCTTCTACTTCTTTTCTAAGTTCTGGTGAATCATAAATGTCTCCCTTTGCAACAGAGATTTCATCTGGAAGTTCACTAAAAATAGGCATCCATTCTTTTATAAATCTAACATCATTTTTTACAAAATTATTAGCTACAGGAGCCGAGGGCGCGCTTTGAGGGCCTTTTGCAACAGATTTGCCTTCAACACCAGAAACGACCGCTTGTTTAACTTGAGCAGGATTTGCAGCTGTACCGCCCTCAACATCTACCCTCAATACATTTAGTAGATTATCCACAATTCTTGCAGTATATTTTGCTTCTGTACCGCCAAGCTTTAATTCATTCTTAATAAGATTTTCCAAATCTGTTCTAAACTTCATCTTACTACCGGGATAATAGAGCTGATATTCATTACCATCTATGGTGTGAGCAGCGGGTTTAAACAGCTTTGTTTTTATTGCGTCTAAAACTCTATTAGCCACTTCTGCCTTAGTTTTACCTTCTTTTGCAGCAACCTTACCGATACCATAGCCTTTGCCAGGAGCTTTTTCAATGTCCCCGGTATATTTTAAGTCGTCAGCATATATAGGTGCTTCTGAGACTATTTGTTTTTTAGCTAAATAAGCTTCAAAAATAAACTTTGAGTCTTTGTTCATCTTGAATTATTTATTCTTTATCATATAATAAATTAGGAGGTAATTAATATTTGCGGCATATTTGGATCTAAAGAGTTTAGAACTTACGTAAAACTCTATAATAATAATAAGAAAAGAGGCACATTTTCTTATGGCGGTCTATTAATCGGATCGCAAATTCATGCTGTTTTGAAGACACCTGGGGTGGTTCAACTCAGTAACCGTCTTGTCATTGAATATGGTAAAAGACGAAAAAAAATTACAGATTTTGATATATTTCTCGGTCATACTCAAGCACCTACTTCAGCACAAAGAGCATTTTCACCCTCTACGTCTCATCCTTTTCAATGGAAAGATTGGGTTATTTCACACAACGGAGTTCTTACTAATGATAAAGAAATAAAGAAGATATTACCAGATAAGAAGTCTTATAATGTAGTAGATTCATCAGTTATTGCTCCATTGATAGAGCTTTATTTCAGAAAAACAACTAACGAGGTCGCAGCTATTTGCAATGCATTATCACAGCTTAAAGGGACGTTCGGAATTTGGATTTATAATCAAAAGTCTAGTAACATATACTTGGCTCGCTCAGGAAGTACAGTCTATGCTAATTTTCTTACCAACGACTTTTCTTCTTTAAAAGAAAAAGACTTTGTTGAATTAGAGCAAGGTCTGCTATATCTATTAACAAAAGAAGGCATTACATCCGTCGGTAAATTTTCTAGTAATTCTCCTTTTTTTAACTTATGAAAACAGCTTTTTATTTTGCTACACGAGCTCCTTCCGTCGATGATTGTTATTCACAAAAATCCTTAGAAAAGATTCACAACCGTTATAACGGGTCGTTTGATATTTTTTATAATACTAATAATACTACTGGTTTAAGTAAAAATTATAACGTAATTCTAGAGAAATATAAAAACGATTACGATTATATTGTTTTTTTACATGATGATGTATACGTAGACGATTTTAATATATTGGAAAAGCTAGAGAGAGCTCATAAGCTATTTGATATTGTTGGACTTGCAGGGGGACTTAACCCTAGCATTAAGAAGCCTGCTCTTTGGCATTTAATGTGTGGTGGATTTGAAAGTACCAACTTAAGAGGAGCGGTAGCACATCCTTGTTCTAAGAATGAAATTATGGTTACTTCCTTCGGTCCTACACCAAGCCGGGTAACAATTTTAGATGGGTTGTTTTTAAGCGTAAGCACTAAAGCAGCTATAAGCTCAGGATGGAGATTTAATGAAAACTATGATTTTCATCATTACGACATCGCCAGCTCTATAGATGCAAATAGAAAGAAATTAAAACTCGGGGTTGCACCAATCTGGGTATTACACAGTTCACCCGGCCTTTTAAATCCAAGCGATAAACGCTTTACTAAGAGTCAAGAGACGTTTTTAAAAGAGTATAACGGTTCTTGATTAGTTGGAATAATAATATATTATTAGTTAATGGCTAAATTAGATCTAGATTATTTTGAGACTATTATTGCGTACAAATCGCTTACCGATGAGACGTATCTAGCTTCAATTATTGATTATATAAAGCCTTTGTATTTCAAGAACAAAGATATTAAAGCTATTTTTACCATTATTAGACTTTTACGAAAAGAGAAATACCAAACCCACAATTACTGAAATTAAAGCTTATCTTACAACCGATGAGTTAAAGCTTTCATTAAAAAATGTTGTCACGCTTTTTAATAATATTGATAAAAATATAAATGTTGATGAACTTTCAGCTAATACAGAAACATTTTTAAAAGAAAAATCTGTCTACCATACAATGATGGAAGTAGTAGATGATATCAATAAAAATGAAGTCGACACTTCTCGTATTTTAGAAAAATTTGAAAAAGCTTGTAGTCTTTCGCTTACTACAGAAATTGGATTAGACTTGTTTGTAGATATTGATAAAGTTATAAATGATTTAAACTCTTCAGAAAAATATATTCCCTCGGGATGGAAATGGCTAGATGATAAGATTGGTGGGGGATTCCTTGAAGAAGGGAGAGCCCTTTACATGTTTGCCGGGGAAACAAATATTGGTAAGAGTATATTTCTTGGTAACGTTGCAGTTAATATTGCTAATCAAGGTAAAACTGTTTTACTTGTTTCTCTTGAAATGCCTGAACTTATATATGCAAAAAGACTATGCTCCAGTGTCTCTAAGATACCTTTAAGCCAGCTTAAGATAGAATCTGAAACTCTTAAAAGTCAGATATCTGAGTATTGTGTAGAGAAGCCAAACTCTAAAATTATTATTAAAGAGTTTCCACCTGCAACAATTACAGCCAACCATTTAAGAGCATTTGTTAAAAAACTAATTCAAAAGGGAATAACAATTGATGCAGTAGTTCTCGATTATGTCAACTTATTAAGAGCCCCTATGGGTGATAGTAGTTATGAGAGAATCAAAATATGCACTGAGCAGTTACGAGCCTTATCATATACATTTAATTGTCCTATTATATCAGCCACACAGCTTAATAGAGAAGGATATGAGACGACAGATCCTGGCTTAAAGACAATATCAGAAAGTATAGGGTTGGCCATGACAGGCGACGTTATTTTGAGTATTTGGCAAGAAGACACAGATAAAGAATTAGGGGTTATTAAAATGGGCTTTATGAAGAACCGGTTCGGTCCAAATTTTGGACATTGCGCTATGAGAATAGACTATTCTACGTTGACAATAACCGAGGATGAACATATAAATGACACTGAAGCTAGTACCTCTTCTATAAATACCCTATCCAAACTCGCTATAGACAATTGATTTTGCAAAAACAGTCAATAATTAGTTGTTGACTGTGAAAGGGTACGATCCGCTAGAACAGCTAACCGAATACGAGCAAACCCACCTGTTCCTATCTTTTTGTACTTTTGTAACACTGACAAATACTAAAAAGTTGAACTTAGCGAATGTGTTTATACAATTATTAAAGAACAAAACCTTAAGGGAGCTATTTAAAGAATATTGTGATTTAAAAAATGACTTTATCGCTATTAAATTTTTCTTGCAATTCGATTCATGCTTGTATAAAAGTAAATACGTGATGAAGTTTTTAAACAGCAGCAAAAAGAGTTTATTTTTATGAGTAAAGTAGTTAATGCATATGTAAAGTTGGACAAAAAGAAAAGTACAGATAAAGCTTATTTTGATAGAGCATATAATAAGTTTAGCAGAGAATTTTTAAAATCCGGAGTAATAGATGAATTGCGTCTAAAGAGATGTTATTACAAGCCTAGTGCATTAAGAAGGGTAAAAAAAGAATTGTCTCGTAATAAGTGGAAATATTACAATTGATTACTGAGTTCGATAAACGCGTTTATAATACATATTTAAAGGTTTCAAGGTCTAGTAATAACCAACCCTTTAAGTTTAGAAAAGATTTTGAAAAATTAGATGAAAAGAGCTTTGTGGCTCTAAAAAAAGTTTCATCTTTTTTAAAAAGATATCCACAAATTAAACTTGAAGAATTTTTTAAAGCTCCGTTCGCATTATATCCAGATGAAACTTATTTTCCTTTAGAATATTTTCATTCACTAAAAGCTACTAAGACGTATACTCTTTTTAATAAAAAACAATTGCTTCAAGATCCAGATTCTGAAGAACAGCTGAACGGTATAAAAAAATCGTTAGTGTTTATTTATAATTTTTGTAAAGATAGAAATATTAATGTATTAAATTATGTCAATCATATGACAAATAATGAATTGTCATTCATTATTCACCTCAAAAATCATGACATAAGCTTATTTGTTTTATTTGGGTTTCCTGATTTTGAAAGAAGATTAAAGTCAAGAGATGCTGAAGTTGTAAAGTTTATACTTGGTGAAGAAACATATAACAATATATCCTTTTTTAGAACAAAACTCTACAATTCTAAAAAAGCAGGCAAATTAGTAGAGCTTGGCCTAAAAAAAATTATAAATAAAGCTTGATTTAATAGAAAGAACATACTACTATATTACTATGAGTACATTTACCAATTCGATGTTTGAGAGCATTAAGGGCGCGTTAAGCAAAAATAGTGAGTCGACTTCTTCTAAAGTAAAGGATTATCTTCGTTGCGAGGTCGGTAACACTTATACAGTTAGATTACTCCCTAATGTTAAAGACCCTGCAAAGACATTTTTTCATTACTATTCATACGGCTGGAACAGCCTTACTACCGGTCAACTCATTACACTAGTTAGCCCGACGACTTGGAATCAGAGAGATCCTATTGCTGAAGAGCGATATCGTGTACTTCGCACTGGTACTGAAAAGGAAAAGGAAAAGGCTTTAGCAATTAAGCGTAGAGAGAATTGGCTAGTAAATGTATATGTTGTAAACGACCCCGTCAATCAAGATAATAACGGTAAAGTAAAGCTTCTTCGCTTTGGCCGCCAGCTTCACAAGATTATTATGGACGCCATTGAAGGCGAGGAAGCCTCAGAGCTCGGCCCCCGTATTTTTGATCTTTCTCCTAAGGGATGTAATCTTAAGATTAAGGTTGAAAAGCAAGGCGATTATCCTACATACGTCTCATCTAAGTTTTCCACATCGAAAGAAATTGAAGGCTTAGATGAAGATTCCTTTAAAAAGATCTATAACAGTGCATTTGATCTCGAGTCTTATGTTTCGGTGAAGAGCTACGATGAGCTTAAGGAAACTCTCGATACTCATTATCACGGTACAAAGGATGTAGAAGAAGATGCCGTTGTTGAGTCTGTTAAGAAAACCTCAGCACCTGCTCCCGTCGTTAACGTGACTACTTCAAAGAAAGTAGAAGCCGAAGACGATGAGAAGATTTCTGAACTTCTTAAAGATCTATAATGGATACTTTTTCAGAACCTACACCTGAAGAAATAAGGTTGGCTACCATACAATTTATGGGCCAACATCTTATTGGTGATCTTAAAGAGCTTAATAAAAATATTGTAAGCCAAAATCAAACTCTTCGCGGCATGACAATTGACCCTGAGAGAGTGGTTAACACAATCCCTGCTCCTAGAGTGGTCAGACCCCCTGCTTATCAAAACCCAATACATACAACAGTTAACGCCGGTATTAATGTTCAACCTCCTATTGCTCAACCGGTTCATGGTCAACAGCTAGTACATCAGCAAATTGAAAATGTTATTGCAGAAAATCCCGATCAACTTACTTTCAATTTTAAGCAAACCGATATTGATGACATTTACTATAAATTAGATATTATTTCTAAAAAATTAGATAAGCTTTTAAATAACGATTGATTGTTGAGAATCACAGGTTATTATAAATGTAATGACTCTAAAAATAACCGATAAAGATGGTTTTTTAAATAGTTTTTTATTACCTTTAAGTAGAGTTACAGATAGCGCTGTTGTAAAGGTTGATAAAGAAAAAATAACATCACTTATATCAACTAACGATAATACGGTTATTGTTCACGCTGAATATAGTTTGTTGGGTAATACATCTTCAAAAACGCTTAACATACCTGATATTAAAAAGCTTTGCCGGGTTATTTCTTGTATTGAAGAGACATCTTACGAGCTAGACATATCTGCAAATTTTATTGGCTATAAATCCAATAGTGTTCGTTTTAAGTACCATCTTTATGATGATAATATCATTACCTCACCGAAACTTAATATTGAAAAGCTAAATCAATTTGAATTTGATGGTAAATTTACCCTTGCATATAATTCAGTATTGAGCCTAATAAAAGGCAGTTCAGTAAGCACAGAAACAAATAAAATTTATATTTCAGTAAAAGATAGTACAGTATTTGGTGAATTAACGGATAAAACTAGACCCAATGTAGACTCTTATGGAATTAATATTTCATCTGATTACGAAGGAACCCAGTTTGCACTAGCTATGCCGTTGAATTTTGATATATTTAGAATAATTTCTTCTATGAGATTCAAAGAGATACAATCTCGTATCATCTCGAAAATGGGAGTAGTGACATTAGATTTAAACTTAGATAATTCTAGCTTTAAATTCGTTATATCAGCACTTGCTAATTAATGAGCAGGAATAAACTCAGAACACCTAGTTATTTCATAAAGCGTTTACGCGATAACGGCTTTATTGTAATTAAGCTATTTAACATTTATAATAAATCAGATCCCCGTCAATGGACGATTATGGTCAATCCAAGCGAGGCTTCAGTACTTATTACTTGCTATACTAATAGAGATAATATTAATGAAACGCTATTTGAAATACATGACGGCGGCAAAAGAATACCTAAAAACTTCTACATTAAAACCGATAGTATCGAAGTCATTGTTGATTACTTGATAAGACATGGTGTTTCAAACAACTCTCATTATCAGGGACGCGATAGATACTTGTCAAAAAGATTAAATAATTATGATGAAGGACAAAAAGTCGTCTAAGAAAAATAGTGATAACAACTTTAATCCTAATGAAAATAAGGAAGTTAAAGAACTTACTCACAAGGCTTTAGTATCGTTTTTAAGAGAGCAAATTAAAGACAAAGTTTCAAATAAAAAAGATTTAGACGCTTTAACTAGTCAAATATTAGAATTTTTAAATTGTTTTATTTTGCTCGGCTATAATTTTGAGGGCGAGCCTATTTCAATGATATCAGCTCATAATCAACAGGAAGCTGATTCCTTGGGAGCACTTTTAAATAAGTTTTTGTATAATAGTACCAGAGATAGCTCTGGAGATTAATTTTTTTTATACTAAAATAATTCGTGCACAAGATATTAATACTGGGTCGCGGCTTTATCGGTACTAAGCTTTTTAACTTTCTAACAGAAAAAAATCTTGACGTATTAGCATTTAATCAAAACGTTTTAGATTATACTAATGAGTATAGACTTTCATCATTTTTAAGAGAATATAATTTTTCTCATATTATTAATTGCTGCGGTTATACCGGAGTTCCAAATGTTGATGGTTGTGAATTAAATAAAGAACTATGCTGGAAATATAACGTAGTGGTACCTCAGCTAATAGATAAGCTTTCCTTGCGGTACGGTATTAAAGCAATACACATCTCAAGCGGATGTATATATACTGGTTATGAAAAAGCATTTGAAGAAACCGACGTTCCAAATTTCGGACTCTTTAATCCTTCTTCTAGCTTTTATTCTAAGACTAAGCATGCATTTGAAACTGTTTTTGAAAAGCAGCATAACGTTATTTTGAGAATAAGAATGCCCTTTACTTCAATAAGAGAGAGTAAAAATTATCTTTATAAAATTTTTAAATACGATAACTTAATTAGTTCTCAAAATAGTCTTACTTCTATTGATGATTTAAACGAATTTATTTTGAAGTTTTTAGATAGATATGAACCAGGAATTTATAACGTTGTTAATACCCAGTCTATGTGTGCTGATGAAATTGTAAGCTTATTTAAATCAATTCATAAGGTAAACGAGAATTGGAAATTTGTAGAAATTAAAGACCTCGATATAGTCGCCGGTAGGTCTAATTGCGTTCTATCTACTGATAAAATTAAAAGACTAGGTCTTGAACTACCTGATACCTTTGTTTCAGTAGAAAAGAGTATAAAGTTATTATGATCTTTTTCAAACAAAAGCACCCCAAAGAGAGATACATTTATGCTATTACCGGGGGTAAATATTTAGGTGAATTGTTCGTTTTAATGGAAGAATTAAATGATTCTTTTTTATTTTTATCTTTACCAGATATGAAGATTAGAGAGGTTCCTAAAGATAAGTTTGAGTTTGGGTTAACCGAAAAAATAATCGATATAGTTAAGAAAATACCTAACGATATATACAATGTATGCAAAGCACAATACATTAAAAATAAGGCATTGCAACCAGTAGAATAGATATAAATAACTTTATGGACTTTATACAGCCAAAACCTATCGCCTCACCTATTAGCGGTCAAATGGTTAGACCGAGACTTAGAACTTATATTCGTGAAGGTAAGGAAGTTGTAGAGGCAGAATACATTGACCCAGCTAGTGGCACCTTTATTCGTAAAGGCATAGTTTCAGTTAGAGATTTGCCTAAAGACGACAAACAAGAATAATCTTGTTTTAGCTTATTTTTTTACTATACTATAACTGTGTTAATACCGTTCGAATATATACTGCAAAAATTTTATCAGTACGCAGGATACCCTCAATTTAAGAAGGTAAGTAATACGTATGTTGCCGGCTGCCCTATTTGTCGGGAAGGCAAATCATGGGGCAAAAAAAGACGCTGTATTTATATAGTAGATGATAATGCTATTTGTTGTCATAATTGTGGGTGGTATAGCGATGCAATTAAATGGATAACGGAAGTATCCGGTCTCTCGTTTAATGAAATTTTAAATGAATCTAAAGAGTTTGATATCCTACCTCTACACACTCTTAGCGGTACTAAGGCACCGGATAAACCCAAGGTAGTTGAAAATTTACCTCTAGATTGTGTTAATATACTCGACCCCAATCAAAAACAGTATTTTAACGATAATAAAGTTGTACAAGATGCAATTAAATTAGTTAAACAAAGACGATTGGATACTGCAATCAATAGACCAGATACTTTATGGGTAACGCTCAAGGATAAGGTTCATAAAAATAGAATTGTAATACCTTTCTATAATGAAAATAATGAAATTATATTTTATCAGTCTCGATTAATTTATGATAAAGACGCAAGACTTTATCCTAAGTATCTCAGCAAAATTAACGGAGAAAAGTCATTGTATAATGTTAATAAAATTACTTCCGATTTGGACTATATTTTTATTTTTGAAGGCCCTATTGATTCGTTCTTTGTAAAAAACGGTACTGCAGTCGCCGGCATTCAAGAGAATAGCAATAACATGTTTTCTCTTTTACAAGAACAGCAATTAACATCGTTTAAGTTTTTTAAGAAAGTTTGGGTACTTGACAGTCAGTGGAAGGACAAAGCTAGCAGATCAAAGACTAGCAAGCTCATAGAAAATGGAGAAACCGTTTTTATATGGCCTGAGGAAGTTGGAAAAAAATATAAAGATATAAACGACTATTGTATAGATAAAAAATTAGATAGTATAGATCCAGAATTTTTTATAACAAATTCTCACGAAGGAATGAAAGCTAGATTATTAATGTCAATTATCTGTCGTTAGCAGAAATTAAATACCCCTTGAACGATTCACTCAACGAGCTAAGTTCTGCGGCAAGACGTGCTATTTTCTTTTTTTCACTTCTTGCTATATCTTCAAAAATAGAATCACAAGCAGCTGTATGCAACTGTACTTGCATACTAGAAGGCTCAGTGCTATTTAAAAATTTTATAAACTGATCAATTTGGGATATCCACTCCTTAAGCTTTTGAACTTGCTCTGTCTTTCTATGATCCTGTATTTGTTCTCTACCACCCTGTACTTCAAAATCTTCAGGCTTAGCCGTATCTAAAGACTGTGCCATTGCCTCTTTATCTGATGCAGGTGCTTGAACCTGTGTGTCCGCGTCTGCTTCTAGTATAATACCAAATCTGCGAGCAAAAGTACTCATATATTATTATTTATTATCAAATGAATAAATAATTTAGTGAAAAAGAAGCTTTTATTTGAAGAGATAATGCAGTATAACAAGTGGACTTCTGGTATTGCCTCAAGAGAGCTTGGTTCTCAAAGAGTTACGTTACGCGATTTATTTGATAAAAGTATAAATCAATATCCAAATGATGCTAAAGCAGATAAAGTTATGCCGTATCCATTGCCTAGTATTATTGAACAGCTTGGAGACTTATATCTTAATGCTTGTAACGCAAAAAATATGTTTATGGCCTCTCTTAATAATCCGGTGGTAAAAGACAACGCAGGTGCCAAAGAAACAGTAAAAACAGTTATTGTAAAGTTAGATGTTATTATAAAAGAACTAAAAGAGATTTTTGGTCAGACCGGTAAACCGGTTGCAAAAAAATAATTATACATTATAATAATAAGATGTTAAGAAAGTTAGTCGTGCAAGTACTTGCACTTATTGCAGTTGCTACTCTTACAGGAATATTATCCACCACACTTGGGGTTAATTTTTTTATAGGGTTTTTTCTTGGTGTTGCAGTTCAGTTTGGAGCGTATTACGGTTATGTAAATGCTCTTAACGCATATGTTTTACTTCGAAATAAAAAATTAGATAATGAAAGGTTGAGAGAATTTTCTAGACAAGGATTACGCGTAACATGTCCTTGTCACAAACGAGTTGAGGACTTCGTTCCTGTAAGACTCAATACACAGAACTATTACAAATGCACAGAGTGTAATAAAACTATTAGTGTTTACATTAATGCTGAAACTGCAGTTGCTACAGAGCCTTTAGACGGAAGTTTACAGCATTTAAACCAAGTATTAGAACAAGGAATAAAAGATGCAAATACCTGAAAGTATAGATAAGATTACAACAAGCGTTCCTCCGGACAGCTTTAATGCTCTTACTAAACCCGTTGACATACCTATAGATGATATTGTATATGCTATTAAAAGAGCACTCCCACCCAAAGTACTTGCTGACTTTGAATTAGGTCTTGCCTACTATAAAGTTGATGTAGCTTCAGATAAAGCTTTTATAAAAAATATTCTTTCTTTGATTGCAGAAAGCTTAACTAAGTCAATTAATGAAAGTGAAATTGATGCGGACTGCCGAGATGTCGTTTCTACTAATACTAAAAGAATTATAGAAAATTTAAGTCTTAATATTGAGGCACTCTATAATTTACTACTTTGTCTTAACAAAGGTAAGAATTTTCTTGATGTTAATAATATTACCGTGATAATCTTAGGTTATGCAATCGCCGTTATCAAAAAAGTTTATAACAGTAGAAACTAAACAAACCAAACATAAGCTTAAGCTTGATGAGTATACTCGTTGGCTTTGTCTTATAGAAGCTTTAGACATTATCTCTAAGAAAGCTCAGCAATTTAAAGTAGATCTTCATGGTAAAGATGTAGATTGGGTTAAACCACTAGCTTTTCAAAAGTATATAGTCGAACGCTTTGATTCAATGATTGATGAGGTGTCGATGAATGAAGGTATTAAGATAAATATAAAGAAAGAAAAATGCATTACATCATCGGAACCAGTTTTGCAATAACACCCAATCCTAAGCTTGGTATACGGGATAAAAGATTTAAACCCGGTCAAGCTTATACTTTAATTTATATTTCAAAAAAAGACGATAAAGCAGTATACACGTTTTTAGGAATGGATAGAAGTAAAGTGGTTGTCGAGTTTAATAGTTGTAGAGAAGCCGATGCATTTATTAGTAAATTTAGAAACGAAAGAATTCCTGATTACGAAAATCAGCTGTCTCCAGTTATAGATAACGTTGCAGATTAACCCGCTACTTCCATTAAAGTTATAGAAGACGCTCCTATTATTTGATAATCAGCATTTGCATCGTAATATGTTGCGTTAATAACAAACGTTCTACTATTTCTAGTACAACCTTGTAATTTGTATATCACTGGATCGGTTGTATTAGGACTGTCAAGAAATAAACTTGTGTTTTGTTGACCAGCACCAGAGCCCGGTGAACCTACCATATAAAAATCTCCCATAGACACTTTAGTTCTATTACCCGGAGAAGCTAATGAATTAGTATAAATTTGTGTGAAAGCACCTCCATTTATATTTCTCATTAGTCTAATAAATGAGTTATCATTACACGATCCAAGAACATTTGCAGTAACTAATATTTTACTTTGAGCAGACGTAGGAGTAATTGATATTGAAAGGCCTGTTATATCTGCATAATTTGGAACATTATTAGTCGTTGTCCAAAAATCATCTTTAACTATTTGTTTGACTTGTAAAATACAGCCCGGGCTTGCTGCTACAATACCAGAAGGCGATGTATTATAAGTTGTATTTCCGTCTGAATAAGGAACAACTGCGGTATTTTTATTTGGTGCTCCTCTTCCTAGTTGACTGATAGTTACATCGGGCATAGCAAATATTTATTGATAACCTCCATATACGTTTGAATAATCTGTTTGTGAGTAATCAAAAATGGTTTTAGATGTATTATTGACGTCATAATTATAATTTTTTTCTGCACCGGAGACACCCGGACGAACAGTATCATCAAACACTTGTTGGTTTTGTGCTTCGGGAGTAACACCCGGTTCGAAGGAGTACTCAAAACGCTTGGCTTTTATTAACCAAAGATAATGACCCATCAATGGATTAATTTGTGCAATATCTTGATCAAGTCTTTGAGTTATCTCATAAATGTTACCATTTCTTCCCCCGGGACGGTCATTTCCATATTCTACTAGCTGGAATAAATCTCCTGACTTAGGCTCTGCACCATATCCAAAAGTATCATAAAATGCACTTATATGAACAAATGCTGTTACTTCATCATCCGATACTAAACCAAATTTACTCAACATTAACGCATTTTCATTTAAATTAATTGCTATAATTATATCTTGTGGAGGTGCATAGTGTTGAGTAGGTTGTTCACCATATAACATATCAGCACTTAAAGTAGTAGTATTATTAACTATGTAACCGACTTTCTGACCATAAAGATTAATTTGCTCTCTCCAATAATTAGAAATTATATTTCTTTCATCTGCATTTTTACCTTTATCAGTATATCTAAAACAGGGATTATCTACAAAAGTAAATGGATATACTTTCGGATCTACATTACCGGTATAATATTGTGTAGACATATTATTTTTCTAGTACAGCCTTTCCTATAGTAGGATCGAATCTCAAGCTAACACCGGTATTACCTAATTTTTTAGGTGTAGTGCTTGAATACTTTACACCAAATTCATCTTCTACTTGTCTAATTTCTGCAGCATTCAATATAGCTCTACCTGATGTTTTTCTTAATAAACCTTCTACTTTTTGATTTTTATGTATAGTTCTATGCATGTGCGGTACAAAGCGTCCAGGGTGTTTGGGATGTGAACTGGCATCTCTACCCACCGGATGCATGTGACGCTTATCCGTACCTATTTTGCCACTGTAAAAGTCTTTAAACGTCATATAGATATTTAAGCAAAAAAAAGGGCCTAATTTGACTTAGGCCCTAATTTTTACTATTTTTGACTTAACGCTATTATTTTAGACCAGCTAGGTAAGCACCGACCTTAGAGGCCTTAGCGTTAACTACATTAGCCTTACCCTTAGGGGATGTAGGAGCTCCACCTTTTACTCCTGCACCGACGAGGGCATGACCCTTTTCACCATCGTTTCCAACTTTGTCAGTGACTTTTGAATCACCGGCACCGTGGGATACCAAACTCTTTGTTACATCACCGACTTTATTGTCCTTCTTTTGAAGGCTTTCGCCGGCGGAAGTAGGAAGTTCCTTGAGCTCTGTGGCTTCGGCAGCTACATTCTCTGAATCTTCATCCTTTTCTTCTTCTTTCTTCTTTTCGTTCTTCTTCTCTTCATTGGCTTCTTCAGGAGCGCCGACTTCGTCGCCAGCACCTTCATCAGAACCCTCGTCGGAAGCTTCTTCAGCGCCGAGAGCAGCCACTAGAACGTCGTGGAGCTTCTGAGCTACATCACGAGAAAGGGTGAAAGTTACTTCTTCTTCACCACCAGCGCTTTCACCGGAATCGCTTGAAGGAAGACCGAGGGCTTCAGCGTCATTAACATCAGCTTCTAACTGATCAGACATGACGTCCTCATATAGTTTGTCAAAAATAGATTTACTCATATTAGTATTTATTGTTTGAACTTCTGTTTTTTCGAGGTTTTGTGAGAATTTTTTAGGTTCTACGAAATTTTCCTTTTTAGCTATTTTTGGATCTTTAATATCAATGATTTCTTTTTTAAATCCATCAGCATTCTCCGGACCAGACTTTTTATTAATAAAAGCTTTTGGATCTGCTTTAGCTTCAACTGGCTTCTTATCAGTAGCTAGCTTAAAAGTATCTTTTGGAGGAAAGATAGACTTCTTTTCCTCGATGACACTCTTTTCATAGTGTGCACCCATTTCTACTAGCGTTCTTGTCTGGTTCATATTAAGTATTTATACTATATATGCCTAAAAAACAAGAAAGTCAATTTTATTTAGGTAATCAAAACCTACCCACCTCGGATGCTACATTCGATTATGAAGCACATCCTGAATGGGTAAATGATATTGCTAAGTGTAGAAAGAATATTCTATACTTTGCAGAAAACTTCTTTTACATAACAAATCTAGACGAAGGTAAGATGAAGATAAAGTTACACTCTTATCAAAAGCGTATTTTAAGAAGTTTGAGAGATAATAGATTTGTATGTTTACTTGCTTCTCGTCAAATTGGTAAAGCTCTAGCACTAGATACACCTATACCCACACCTTTAGGATGGACTACCATGGGTGAGCTAAAAGACGGTGATATAGTTTTTGGTATTGATGGTAAGCAGTGTAAAGTGGCTAAAGCCCATGATATCTTAACAGATAGAAACTGTTATGAGGTAGAATTTGATAATGGTGAAAAGATAATTGCTGATGAAGACCATCTTTGGTTTACGCAGACTAGAGCTCAACGCAATAACAATATTAATGGCTCAAAAAAAACGACTAAAAATATTTCTGAGACTTTACTTACAAAATCAAAAACAAGGCAAGAACCTAATCATAGAATACCAGTATGCAAGAAATTTAAAAATAAACTTAAAAGCAGAGCGCAATGGCATTACATTAAATCAATTAAACCGGTCAAATCTGTACCAGTAAGATGTATTACAGTAGATAATGAGACAGGTACTTTTCTTTGCGGAAGGCAATATGTACCAACAAGTAATACCACCTTAATGACCATATATGCATTATGGATAGCAAGCTTTTTTGAAGACCAGCGTATTCTTATTGTTGCCAATAAAGAGCAAACTGCTATTAACATTTTTAAGAGAGTTCGTTTAGCTTATGAGAAACTACCGAACTACCTTAAACCAGGAACTGTAGAATATGGGAAAACATCAATGTCACTTGGTAACGGGTCTAGTATTGGTATTTCGACAACAAGTAGTGATGCAGGTAGAGGCGATAGCTGTAATGTTCTTATCTTGGACGAGTTAGCATTTATTGACAACCACCTTGTTGAGCAATTCTGGAGTTCAGTATATCCAATTATCTCATCTTCTAAGAAATCTAAAATATTTGTTGCTTCAACCCCAAACGGTACAGGAAATCTTTTTCATGAATTATATTCAGGGGCTATAGAAAAGAAAAACGATTGGCATGCTGAAAAAGTTGATTGGTGGGAATTTCCCGGACGTGATGAGGTATGGAAAGAAAAGACAATTCGTACTTTAGGTAGTAGAGAAGTTTTCGATCAAGAGTTCGGAAATGTATTTTTACAGTCCGGTGAAAGTGCAATCGATGAAAAACTTTTTGAAGAAATGAAAACCGAATGTACAGAACCTAACTTTGTTTTTGAAAATGGAAAATATTTGATGTGGGAAGAACCCAATAAGGATAAAATTTATGTTGTAGGGGTTGATATAAGCGAGGGTGTAGGAGAAGCTGCAAGCGTAATTCAAGTTATGGATATTACCGATCTTAGAGAAATTAGACAGGTAGCAACATATCACGACCGCACTATAAGCCCATATAACTTTACAACCAAATTACACGAAATTTTAAAACATTGGGGATCACCCTTAGCTTTAATTGAAAGAAATAATTGTGGTGCCCAAGTTGTTGATCAACTTAAGAATACTTTAGGTTATGAGAATATAGTTTCTTACGGGATAAAATCAGGACCTGTTTCATTTAACAAGATCGGGGTACAAGCTCACACCAACACAAAATATAAGGGCGTGATAAATATGAGATATTGGATGTCAGAATTAAAAGTTTTAAAGATTAGAGATCTTAACACTCTTAACGAATTAAAAGGCTTTGTACGCTATCCAAATGGTACGTGGGCTGCAAAACAGGGTTCAGATAGCTGGGATGATAGAGTAATGAGTTTATTATGGGGATTAATGATATTAGAGAATGAGTTAGTAGAAAAATATTTTGAAGTAGTTGAATACGATTTTAATAAAAAACCGTTAAAGTTAAAATCTTTAGATTTTGGAATCAAATATTTTATTAATCCCGCATCCATCTATAATAATGAAAAGGAGGCAGGCGGTACCTTACCTCCCCTACCCATTGTCGTACAAGGCGATAATAATAATGAATTTGACGAAGTTAAGGATCTAGAATCTCAAGGTTGGCGTCGACTTTAATTAAATAATTTAATGGCCGACGTAACCATTAACCAGCTCAATACGGTACCCAACCTTGCAGGATCACAGGTATTGCCTATTTCTGATGCAACTACAACATATAAAACGACAGTAGCTTCACTTACCGCTGCAGGCAGACCTTTAATAATAGCAACAGGGGGAAACAGTGTAACTGAAATTGTAGAAAGAGGTATACGATACAAAATACATACCTTTACATCTGTTGGAACTAGTTCTTTTAATATTTCTTTAGCACAGAATAACCCTACGGTAGAAGTTTTAGTAGTTGGTGGAGGCGGAGGTGGAGGGGGGGATCTAGCTGGAGGTGGTGGTGCAGGAGGCGTTTACTATAATACCAGCGTTCCAGTTACTTTTGGCAATAAGACTGTAGTTGTCGGTGCAGGGGGTACTGCAGGCGGTGCAGTTAGGTATAATAATACTGTAGGCGGTGATGGCGGTGCATCACAATTCGATATTTACAGTGTCGCCGGGGGTGGTGGAGGCGGCACATATTGGAACTCAAATTTAACTTATACTAACGGTAGACCCGGTGGCTGTGGAGGCGGAGCAGGAGCAGTAGATAATTCTCCTTTTGCTACAGGTGGTGCAGGCTCAAAAGGTACTAATGGTGTTTTAGGGGGCAATGGAGGTGGTGGAGGGAACGGCTCCTATACATCCTATGCAGGCGGTGGAGGCGGAGGAGCAGGAGGAAGCGGTGAAACTGCTGATCCTTACTATATGGGTGGTGAAGGTGGTACCGGTATAATGTGTAATATTACTGGGATAGCTACTTTTTATGCAGGCGGCGGCGCGGGTAGCAATGCGTACTATAATGTAGCATTTACTCGTATTAACGGAGGATTAGGCGGAGGTGGTGCTGGAGGTTGTTGGTATGATTACCCAAACAATGCTATGGGGTTACCCGGTACTAATGGCTTAGGAGGTGGAGGTGGTGGAGGCAATTACACTTCAGGCCAGCAGGAGGAGGAGCAGGAGGATCTGGTGTAGTAATAATCCGCTACCCTATATATTAATATATGGCAAATCTAGTTACATACACTCAAAGCCCTTTTAACAAGACGCGTAAAGATAAATTTTTATTCGTCTTAAATTTACCCCCCTGTTTAAAAGAAATTTCTAGATCTGTTACCCGTAGTAATGAAACAGTAAATCCTGACTCATTACAGTTTTCAGTATTTGGCGCTATTGTTCCTGAAGTTACCGTCCCTGCAATACAAATAAGATATTCTGGACAAACTTTAAATAATTCTAGTCATTCACGAGATCCCTACCCTCCGGTTACCGTGAACTTTACCGTTGACAACAGATTTAACAACTATTGGATCATTTATAAATGGTTAGATCTTTTAAATAATGCCCGACTTAGTTATTATGATGCAGAAAATTTGACTAAAACAGATGCAAGAACAGGGGCCAATTCAAACAAAGCGACCTCTAGAGATTTAAATGCATTAGGTTATGATTATCTTAGATTTAGAGCTAATTTTTCATTATTTGCATTAGATGAATACGACAAAAGAACTATAGAGTTTATATATAAAGATGCCTTTCCAACTACACTGGGAAGTATTAATTTTAATAATAGAGACTCTACAGAATTAGAAACTTTCTTTACTTTTGAGTATTCTCAGCTGGAAATATCTCTGGTTGAACAGGTAGATAATTTATAAAAATCAAAAAGTTTTATCCAAAAAAACATAAATACTTTATATGGCACGTACAATTCAAAGTCCCGGGGTTGAAATTATTGAAAGAGATTTATCGCTAAGAGGTGTAGGAACCCCAGCAACCACCGTATTTATTCCCGGGTTTGCGGATAAAGGACCAACATCTGAACCAATTAGCGTTTCTTCGCTTTCCGAATTCGAACAGATTTTTGGCATACCTACAAATTCAGCAGAGAGATATTTTTATCACTCTGTTAAAGTAGCGCTACAGTCACCTGCAAGCGTAATTGTTTATCGCTTACCTTATGGTGCTGGAGCCGGAATCGACACGAGCGATGAATATAGTGCCCTCGTTTACCCTGTACGCTCTTATGTCAACGGATCTGTAACAAGCGATCTTACACAGCCTAACAGTGTTTACTTCTTCGGTTCACCGACCCACTTAAAATTAAATCAATCTGAATACCTTTCAATTCTTAAAGGTGACGGATTTACATGGTCCGGCGATACATACGGATTAACAACATTTTCAACCGTCAATTCTCTTAGTGCTGCAGGAATGATTGTTCTTAACAAAGCACAATCAACAATAAATTCAAAGTTTGAAGGCACCTATATCGGAGTTATTGATAATACCAATTTAAACCCCGCAACCCCTTTTAACGATGTCAATTCTGTATATTCAATTAATTCAGACACCACAGCAATTTTTGGTTCACAGTACGTTAACATCCCTGATGTAAGACTTAACTTTACTCTTTCTGCAGATTCAGCCGGCCTACAAGGCAGCTTGTCAGAGGTAATCGAGAATATCCCAACATTCGATATTTCTTCAAATCAATTTGATGATACAATCACAGTTGGTGTATTCAAACTAAGACAGTCCGTCTATTCGCCAGATACAATTGCTCTTGATTATGTCCTACAAGAAGGTTATACCGCCTCAATGGACGCTAATAGACAAATTAATAGTATTAATGGTGGCCCCGCAGTAAGCTTCTTTATTGAGATTGCCGATCAAGCTTCGACAAACATTACAACCATTATTAATCCCAATATTTCTAATAAAAATGGTACAACATGGTTGAATCTCTCTGGTGCACCTACTAAGAAGGCTCGTTTCCTAAGCTCACAACTCGCTGATCCTCTAGCTGATGAAACGGATTCAGAATATGTAACCCGTGTTGGTGCACCTTCTGGTACTGTTGTCTCACTAGCCGCTATCCTAGGCACAACCAACGCATTATATGCTTTAGGAGATTACAGTAACCTCGATCTTTCAACCAAGATTGTCGGTAATATTCCTACTAAGATTAGTAATGCGGCAGAAAAGATAAGCAATGTCGATCTTTATCCGCTTAATATCTCTGTAGAAGCCGGTCTTGGAACAATTTATGTTAATTCGTTTAACCCTTCAACATTTGGTTACTTTGATGATACTGTACCTTATGATGCATTGGTTAGTGCACTAACAGTACAGAATCCCGGCTCAGTACCTACTCCGGTAACACGCTATAATGCAGTTGCTAACGCATTTCTAAATCTTGCCAAAGCTCGTAAAGACCATCTCTTTATAGCAGATGTAATTTCAAATATATTCGTACAGGGTGCAAATATTAAGACTCTTGATATACCTAGCAATTCGTTTTCAAGCAATATTTACTGGCCACTAAAGAATCAGTTTGCAAGTATTGATTCAAGTTATGCTTGTGCTTTCGCTAATTTGGCTAAAGTAGCCGACGTTGCAACGAATCAGCAAGTTTGGGTTCCATTCTCAGGCTTTGCTGCAGCTGCCATGGCTTCAACCGATAGTAACTTCCAGCCCTGGTTTGCTCCTGCAGGATTTACTCGCGGCGTTTTAACCGGTGTAGTAGATCTAGCAGTTTATCCCAAGCAGAAGCAACGTGATCAGGTTTATAAGATTAATTTAAATCCCGTAACGTTCTTCCCTGCTGAAGGTTATGTAATCTTCGGTCAAAAGACTTTACAGAAGAAGCCAAGTGCTTTTGACCGTATTAACGTACGTAGATTGTTCTTAAGCCTTGAAACCGCTACAAGAGATACAGTTAAGTATTTCTTGTTCGAGCCTAACACATTATTTACCCGTACACAGATTATTAATAGCTTGACACCAATCTTTGATAATGCAAAGAATACACAAGGTATATACGACTATCTATTAATTTGTGATGAGAGAAACAACACACCTGCAGTTATTGATGATAATACAGTTATTGTCGATATATACATTAAACCGGTAAGAGCTGCAGAGTATATATTGGTTAATTTCTATGCTACAAGAACCGGAACAACCTTCCAGGAGATTGTAACCTAATAGATAAATAATTTTATGGCTGACGTAAATCAATTAATTACCGACTTTTATAGAATAGCAGCATCGCGTGAATTCGCACGTGATTTTAACTTCCGTGTACTTTCAATTAATACCGGTGGTGCTAGCACAGTAACTTTTGATCAGGACGATCTAGTATATGTAAAGACAGCCACATTGCCCGCTCGTTCTATTAAAAATGTTGAGGTTCCTTACATGGGTCTCAACTTTAATCTTCCTGGCGCTGCACAGTATCCAGGTAGTGATGCCTACGATCTCACCTTTTATGCTGATGCACAATCACAAATTCGTCAGAAGTTTGAACAGTGGTCAACAGACATCTTTAATGACGCTACTTCGACAGGTAATTATTTCTCACCTAAACAAACCGCTATTATTGATCTAGTACAACTAGACAATCAGTTAAATAGCGTTGCCCAGTATCAATTAGTCGGAGTTTCCGTAAGAAATGTAGGCCCTCTTACTTACAATATTGCTACTGGAACAGGCGAGACAATTGAGTTTACTGCAACGGTATCCTATCACTACTGGCGTAAGTTAAGTTAAGTTATTAAATAATTAGGTGAATAATCCATTCACTGAAGCACTTCAAGGGCTTGGTACAAATTTTACCGGTTTAGTTGACGGTACTAATCCTTCTTTTGCTCCTCAAGTAACCAGTCTCTTTGGGTTTAATATACCCGGGGTACCATTAATTAGTCCTCGAGATTATTTTCTCGTACAAATGGAATCGTGGTTTACCGCGCTTCCCAACCCTACGCAATGGATTATAGTTATTGATAGATATCCTCCTGCATTAAGGACAAGCTTAATTCAAGGATTAGAACGCGTTGACGGTAGTAAAAAAGGCTTTAATATTGATACTGCAGTAAACATTTTAAAAAGCTTTCCATTACAAAAAGTAGTAGGCTGTTTATTTGCAAATGAAGTAACTATCCCGACAGAGCAATTTGAAGTAATGAGCGCTACAGTATCTAATAATAGAGGCTTTTTACCCGGTATTTTAGGTAGCAAGAGAAATACAGAACCGCCCGAACTTGTTATAGATTTTAAAGAAACCAATACCTCATTTATAGATTTTGTTTTAAGACCTTGGGTAATATTAGGATCTCATTACGGCTTAGCTGCAAGACCCGGCGATGTAAATGGTAGGAAAGATATTAGAAATATGAAAGTAAATATGACATTACTTCAGTATGCATTTACATACAACGGAATATCTATGATACCTAGAAAAGTATTTACTTTTTATAACTGTATGCCATATCAAATAGCTGAACAATCCCTAGACTACACTGACTCCAGGATGATAACTTATAATACTAGATGGACATATTCAAATTATACGGTTGAAAATAATCTTTACTTGCCTATTGCTGATATTGTTAATAGAATAGCCAATGGATCCATACCGAGGGTTACCAGCTTCCAAAATGGTATTGGAAGCATAAATCCTCTTGGATTCTTATAATGCCATTTTATATAAATTTTGACGCCCCTACGTTAGGAGAAAAACTAAAGGTTAAAGAAATAACTTTTAGTCAATATAAGACTCTTAATAAGTTTTTAATTAATAATAATAACGATCATATTGCTGAATATTTTGATAAAATATTAGAAGAGTCAATTCTTGATTCCGACAAATTTTATAAACTTACAAATTTTGATAAATTTTGTGCACTCTTTCTTTTGAGATGTACATGCATATCTCCAGATATTGAATATAAGGAGGGCCCGCTTTCTGCTAAGTTTTCCTTACTACCATTTCTTAAAAAATGTTTAGATTTTAAAACAGAATTTACTAAAACCATTAAAATAGATAAAGCTGAAGTAAGAGTAACTCTGCCCAAACTCTTACAATTTGAAACTTTGTATGATGTGTTTTATGACTCAATTTCTCAAGTATTTTTTGATGGTAAAGAGATTGTCTACCCTTCTAATAGACAAGATCTTTATGACATGCTACCTGCTGAAATTACCAAGCATATTAAAACATTTAGTGATGAAATTAACGAATCTTTTAAAACATTAGTTTTAGAAGTGGGTAAAAAAAATGAACAACGCGTAACACTTTCACCTTACAATCTCTCTTTACTGGAAATACTTAAAGCGTTGTATAATGCAAATTTAAAGAGTATTTTAGAATTACAATATATTTTAGTCAGTAAACTATTTTACACCCCGGAATATCTTGACAATAATACTTTGGCAGAAAATATGGTTTTAGCCAACATTTATGAAACAGAAATGAGTAAATTAGAAAAAGAGCAGAGTAAAGCAAGCATTGCAAACCCATTATCTCCTAATAAATAGGTTTTATGGAGAACTTTAATAATGTCTTAACTTCTCTAGAAGGCCTAAACAAGACATTTGACATATTTGTACCATCCTTAAATCGTAAGATAAAATTTAAAGGGCTTACTACAAAGCAGCAAAAAGAAGCAGTAAAGACTGCTCTTGACAAAGCTTTTTCGGGTATAAGTTTTTCCAATTTAACTAATACGATTATTAACGAAAACTCTACGGAAAAAGTTGAATTTAATATTTTAGATAGAAATTATATTTTAGTTGTTTTAAGAGCTCTATCTCTTTCTTCAACAGTTATTTCTGAGGAAGGTACCCTAGATATTTCATTTGTTGCTAACAATAATTTTACCATTCCAGAGAATCTAAAAAACAGAGAACTAGAAGACGGCAATTTAAAGATAAATGTTACTCTACCATCTCTTGCACAAGATTCTTTTATTAATCAAGAAACTAAAAAGAAGCTTTCACCTTTAGCAGATAACGATAATCTACCGAGCGAGGCAGTTGGTGAAATGTATGTTAATGAACTTGTTAAATACATTAACAAAATAGTAATTAATGATGGTACTAAACCAGTAGAAGTAGAGTTTAATCAACTTACTTTTTCTCAAAGAGTTAAACTGGTAGAAAACTTGCCTTTATCTGCAAACACTAAGCTGGTTAACTTTATTAATGAGGTTAAACAGTTCGAAAAGAAGTATTTTGTACAAAACGATAAAGAAGTAGAAATCGATATAGACCCCTCACTTTTCACTGTTTAAACGTACTTTTTTCTTTAAATATTAATAATGAACGGTGATGCTATGCCTTTAGGCGGCGATGGAGATATTAGCTCTAAGTTTAACTTTTTAGTTGAAAATTTATTAAAAAATAAAGGTGATGAAAAGCCTGATATTACAGCTTTAAAGTCTCTGAAAGAAGCATTATTTCCGGAAGAAAAAGAAGATAAAGCAAGATTTAGACGATTTAAACAAAAACAAAGAGTGCTTCAAGCTGTACCAATTTCCATAGACGGGCTTACCACGGAAGGGCAAAAAGATTTAAGAAAGACTTTTAAAGATTTATTTTCATTTAAAGTGGACGTTGAAAAACCTGATCCTAAAAAAGGACCCTGGGCAAAACTATTCTTTATTTTAGCATTTGTAATAGGGTTTATTATTGGTGCAGTATTAGGATTCATAGAACAAGTAAAAAAGTTTTTTAGTTTTCTTAAAAATTCATTTAAAATTTTATATAATATTTTTAAAGATACAAGTATCGGTAAATTTATAAGGGGATTATTTAATAGTATAAAATTAAAGATATTAGCAGGCATAAAAGCTTTAAAAGAAACAAAAATAGCAAAACTTATAAAAGGATTTTTCGACTCCGTAAAACAAACAGTACTAGGATGGAAAGCAGCGTTTAAAGATTCTACAATTATAAAAACTTTAAAAAGCGTTTTTGATACTGCAAAAGCTAGAGCTTTATCTATATTTGAATCGGTTAAAAACTTATTTGGTAAAGTAAAATCGTTTTTTAAACCTTTAATTTCATTTTTTGAAAAATTTAAACTCGGTAAAATGATACCTACCGGTGCTTTAAAAGTCTTTACAGGCTTTTTATCACAATTAGGAAGTTTTTTCAGCTTCGGATTAAAAGTTGGCAGACTTTTTGGTAAAATACTCGCACCTTTGATGGCATTATTTGAGGTCGGAGTTGGGCTATTTCAAGCATTTACAGATCCAAAATTAAAGGATAAATCATTTTTACAAAAAATGGTAACAGGACTTGTAAAAGGTATATTAAACTTTTTTGATATTTTTGAAATATTTGGATTAGACTTGATTAAGTTTGATGAAATAAGGGATAGAATTGAAAAAATATTTAAACCTTTTAGAGAGGGTAAATGGATTGAAGGTATAGGTCAAATCTTTAATCAAATTCAATCTTTTGCTATAGGCATACCCGGTAAAATATTTGGTTGGATTATAGGTTGGTTTAATAAAGACTTGGGTAAAAAAATAACTGAATATTTTGAAAAATTTGATATTGCAGAAGAAATTAAAAAACTTGGTAGCTTTTTAATGGATAAGATTTTAGGTTTTGTAAAAGGGGTGGTAGATGTAATTTCTAACATATTTAACCTAGATAATATTAAAGATTGGATAAAGGATAAGTTAGGATTTAAGTCGTCAGAAAAAGAGGTAGAAGTTAAAGATGTAGGCGATCTCACCTCAACATCTGATAGAACATTATTTACAGGTAGACAGGCTTACAGATTCGATCAACAGGATGAAATTTTAGCCTTAAAAGAAGGCGGGCCAATAGAAAAGCTTTTACAGGATAGGGAAAGTATGCCTGCTCAATCTTTAGATGAGCTAAATAGAACTGTAAGGGATTTAAGTAAAGCTTTTGAAAAATATGCATCAACAACATTACAAGTCCATCAAAATGAACAAAAATTAATGATGCAAAACATAGATGTTCTGAAAGCAATAAATGACAAGGAAAATAACAACAATGTTGTTGTACAAAATTCTTCTAATAACATGGTATTACAAGAAAAAGCATCTTCTAATTTAGATTTTAGAAAAGATCTATCTTGGATATCTAGATATTAAGTAATAATATGAATCACGTTTTTTCAGTATCTAGAACTAAAAATTATACAGATTACAAGCGTGATAATACAGTAGATGTAGAACCTCCTATTTTAATCTCCCCTAATAACACACCAGTAGGATCCGGAATAGCAGCTACCACTAGTAATGCGCAAGGAGGAGTAGTAGATGTGGTTAACGATTTTTATTGGACTTACTCCAAATTAAAAGAATCAAGACAAGAAGTACCTAGAATTATTTTAAATGAAAAAAGACTTAAGTCGAACGCCCTTATATCTCAGTTAAAATATTCATTTGGTGTAACTAAAAATAATTTAACCGGTTTAGTTAATAAATTACCTACCAATATTTCTAATCCTATTAATAACTGGGTTAAAAAACAAACGCAAGCTGTTAGGGAGTCAGAAGCCGGTCAAGCTGTTACTGATTGGTATAATCAACAACCCTACTTACAGGACAACAACGATGTTTATACTAATAACCCCTATCTTTTACCATACCAAAATCTCTACATAACCGAACCTACAGGTTGGTCGTTTATCTTACCTTATTTTGATAATAGAAATAATACACAAGCCAACGCATTTTCAAATGATATTGCTGGAGGTACAGCTTTAAGCTTTTTAAAACAAGGTGTTGATTTAGTTACTGATCTTGCAGAAATTACTAGTGCTTTAAGAGCACCCACACAAGTTACGTTTGTTGAAAGAGCTAAGTTCTATAATTATCCCACAGAAGGTGAAGAGTTTTCTTTTGAATTTCCTCTAATCAATACTGGATCTGTTACTTTTAATGATGTTATAAGAAACTGGGAGCTATTGTTTTTAATTTTATATAACAACAAGCCTTCTAGAAAAAATGTTTCGGTTATTGACCCACCCCCGCTTTATCAAGTAGAAATACCTGGAGTAAAATTTCTTCCTTTTTGCTATATATCAGGACTAGGAGTAGATTTTATAGGTTCAAGAAGGGAATTATCATTCGGTCTCTCTGTAGTAGATAATTTAAACGTTGATGCATCTGCACCATTAACTGGGCCTGTAAGAGAAGGGGATTCTACTACTATTCCAATTAGAGGATTTAGCAATAATTCAGTTTTACGTAATATTACAACAATAGTTCCAGATGCATATAGGGTTAGAATTACAATTAAGAGCTTATTGCCAGAGTCAAGAAACTTTATGTATTCTGTTCTTAATAAAAATAATATAGTTACTACTAATACTTTGGGTCTTGGTATAAACAATGTATTAAACCCGTTCTTAAATTCATCTACTCAAAATAGTAATGCACCTGCGCAAAATCCAGTAGATACTAATAATCCTATACCTGGCTTGCCTGTAGGTCCTTAATTCTTAAGATAAATATCTACATGGAAGGAGTTTATCAAAATAACGTTAATACGTTACCTTCTCTAAGAATTACAAGATACGAGAATATCTTTAAATTATACACTACTGAGCAAAATCAATATTATTACAACCTACTTCAATCGGTTTATATGCCTGATCAAATAAGCGAGGAGTATATAGCCTACCAATCTATTAGTCAAAAAATGCCATGGACTATAATTAGCTTTAACGCTTACAGGACTATCGATTTATGGTGGTTAATATGCCTGGTTAATAAAATTTACAACCCAATAAAAATGCCTAATCAAGGCACAGTTATTAAAATTATTAAAAAAGAATATGTTTCAGTAGTATTGAATGAAATAAGAAACGCTTTAAAGTAATATGGCAAACTTAATTACTTCGTCTCGTGAGTTATCTAATAACAATAACGAGTTTAAAAATATTATTAATAACAACCCTTACAGGTTTAATGTAGGTCTTTTTACTGCAGATGGTCGATATCAACAATTAAAAATAGGCGCAATTAATAGTCTTGTTATTTTAGATAATTTTACCAATTTCTATCATAAAGGATACATTGTAATTAACAATACGTTTGATGCCACAGAGAGAATGATTGATTTTAAAAATCAGGAAAATTTAACTTCTAATAGCAACTCATTTAAGCCCGAAAAAGGATTTATTTTTAAAGGCGATTCACGCGATGTTTTAATTGTTGATATCATGCCTGTTTTAACAGAAGATACAAACTACGATTATGAAAACGATAAAGATGCAGAAAAAGCATTTAAGCTATCTTTTAATTTTAGTATATATGAAACTGAAGAAATTCTTGGAAAAGCACCTGGAGAAAAACTTAAAAAACTATATTTTTGGGATATGTATTATGAACTTCTACGCGAAAAAAACTCATATTACTCAACTGCAAATTTTCTAGATTCTACCGATGTTAATAATGCCGATAATTTAGAAAGGGGTATACCTACCGGAAACGCTTTAAAAACATTTTTATTAGATTTCTTTAATGAAGATGATGGGTGGCCTGTTACTATAGGTGAAAAATTCGAAGAAGGCTCTACAAATCTATTCTTTTCAGCTCCTGCAGGATATAAAGGTTTAGACTGCCTGGATTATATAGTATCTAGACATGTTTCTAGTTCCTCTAATCAATATGATCAAGCCTTTTTGAGAATAGAAAGAAATTCATCTGAATTTAATTTTCAAAGCATAAATGGTATTTTTAATGAAGCGCTTGATGCATCTAATAACAACAGTACTGCTCAAATAGGTGAAAGTTATCTTGAAACTTTCAAACTGGGATTATATTCAGATGAAAACAACTTTTTAATTGAAAGTGTAGATTATACTCCGCCTAACGCTTTATTCTTAGACAAGTATGGCACAATTAATAATTTTAATTATGACCCTATGCCCGGTCTCTATTCTCAACAAGATCTTGTATCAGTTTTAGTTCATAGCTATAATCACGATGAAAGACAATTCGATATTCACCAAGCACAACACACCATTCAAAGTACTGTCAGTACTTACGACACAAATTACGTAAAACCCTTTAATTCAGTAAGCTTTAAAGGGGCTTATCCTAATTTTTATCCCGGCGAATATAGATTACAGCAAAAAAATGTTAAGAATATATTTACTGTTATCGGAGATAACACTTTACAACAGTTTTCAGCCGGTAGAAATAAAGCACTTTTTAATAGTATATTTTTAAACAATACAGTCTTATTTAAAGTACCCGGTTCTACACATAGACAAGCAGGTAAATTTATAGGCATTAATAGAGATGGTTCTTTTGCATGGAGCGATTTTGATAGTAAAATTTTAGGCGTTTATTTTGTAGTAGAAGTAAAGCATATTTTTGAGGGCAACGAGTATTTTAATGAATTAAGGTGTATTAAAACTTATAATTATGATAATACACAATTAACCACGGAGGCTAAGTAATGGCTGTTAAAACAAATACAAGAACTAGTTATCCTGATCTTTCTTTTGTAGCTCCTTCCAAAAATATAGATCTGGTTAATAGAAATACTACCTTTCCAACAGCTATAGGCAGTAATCAGGAGTCTAGCAGTGATTTAGGAACAGGTACAAGCGGAAGAAGCGGCAGGGCTAGCTTTGGTCTTAACGGTAGGCTCAGTACTAGTGACCCAAATCAACTAGTTTCCATAGGAAATGGTCATTATCTTAATCCTTATGTTGCAGAGCAATACAGTAAAATGAAAGCTGACTTTGAGAGAGATACCGGTCGTACCTTTAAAATAAATGATAGTTATAGGTCGTATGAAGAACAGGTAAGATTATATAAAAAACTAGGGCCTTATAATCCTGCTAAAGGGGGAGGAGCTGCAAGACCCGGAACTTCTAATCACGGATTAGGGTTAGCATTAGATATTTCTGTTTCCAGTAGCCCTGAAACATTAAGATGGTTAAGAAACAACGCAAAAAATTACGGTTTTAATAATATAGCAGGCGAAAACTGGCATTGGGAAATTAAAGCTAATAAAATTCCACCTAATTTTACTCCAAAACAAACTTCTTTTCCTAAGCCTAACACTCAAACACCGCCTACTACGCAGCCCCCTAAACCTACATCGCCAGGAAATCTACAACCTCAAATCCAGACTGCTATAAAATACAATAAAACAAAGACTTCACCCAACCCAATCGAAGATCAAACTGCATTTTTTAATGAATTAAATACCAGTTTAAAGGAATACCCGAATGACTTTTCTTTCTTTTGGTATAAAAAATACTTTGGACTACCAGATGAAATACAAACACAGGTAAATGCTGAGTATTCTTCCGATCAAATTTCTTATGGTGACGATTTTTTCTTTAGCCCTGCAAGCGATAGTATCGGTACATTAACAAATACCCAGTACAACGACACCATTTCACCGTTTTTTGACATTCCTAATAATTATGGGGCACCAGATGTAATACCTGGATCAATTTCTAACAAATTACCAGAAGAGCTAGTTGTAGTTTCAGAGAATGCTAGTTCAGACACCACTGAAATTTTAAAGCAAAACGTTGTTAACCTTCAAAAAACATCTGATGAAACCAATATTGCTACAGATACCACTCAACCTCATTCATTAAATTTAGTTACAGACATAAATTACTACAACAATAATGTACCAGCTCAGCCAGACTATACAGCTGAAATTACATCTACATTTGAAAATACCGGAGATTATGTTTCTTACTTCAGCAACTTAAATGATAATACCGGATATAACCCAAGAGATACAGAATCTAAAAATTTACAACGTATAGACAGCATATACTATGAAATTAATGTTGAAGGAAAGATACAACTAGTAGACTTACTACAGAAAAAGTATAAACACTCTATAAGTTCTAGAACTATAGGTGATTTTCTGTGTGTTAAAGATTGTTTTACGCAAACTAACAACCCCACAACCGGTGAAATAGATGATATATTTAAATATCAAGAAAGAGAGTATAAAATTACTCAGCTTCCTATATCATATACCGAATCCGCACAAGCAAAGCTTGATTCTGCTCTAGCTTCTTTGAAAGCCCCTAATACTTTACTTGCAGAACTTCAAAATAAGGTAGATCAAGTGGGTATTACCAGTATGCCTGGTCTTCAAGGCCTTACAGCTCCTATTTCTAATTTAACAGAATCATTAAATTCTATTCCTTTACTGCTTTCTGCTCCTATTAATAATCTACCTAACGCTTTACCTTCAATCGATCCAGGATCATTTCCAGAAATATATGCTCTACTTTCAAATACAAGCTTTTCTAATCTCAACAACCCTCAATCCGTATTTCAAACAGCTCAAAGTCTAAAGAATATTGTTTGTGATTTTAGATTACCAGTTATTGGTAAGGTCGATTTTGGTAATCTTGTAAATGGCGATATTGATTTCGACTTCGAATCACTTCAAGATAAGATTAAAGCTTTAATACCCAAGTTCCCTAAGGGTGATGATTTTGTTAAAATGATTAAAGGTCTTGTTCCTGATTTTGGACAAATATTTAAAGACTTTTATAAGACATTCTTTGAATGTGATAATAAGAAAGACAGTTAAATTACTCTACTATTTCAGCGTCAATAATTTTAGCGCTCTTATTTGCACTATCTATTAACATCTTAAACACTTGCTCTCTTGTGGCTAGTAATTTTGTGTTATTATCTACCTCTTTAAGCTCTTTTCTAGAAGTAATATCCATCTCTTTTGCTTTAATTGTAGTTTCGTTCTTTTTATCCGTTACTATAATCTTGTTTAACGTCTCAATCGCTGTTGAAGTTGCAGCTATTAACTCTGCTAAACTACCAACATCCTTGCTTTCAGGTGCAGAAGAGATGTATTCCTTTACATTAGACACAACTTCTAAGCTTTCCTCTACTAATTTGCCAGCTTTCTCCACCACAAATCTTTCCATATCTTCTTTTTTAAGAGGGTTATTCTCTTTTTTAGCTTGCTCTGCTTTTTGATTTGCATCTTGAAGCTGTTCTAGTAGATCACCCACCATTTCATTAAGCTCTTCACTCATAATAATATTTATAGCCTATTGATCTTTTATAAACTCATATTATACTATAAGAATGTATACTAATTTTAAGGATATAGACCCCAATATTCAATTTTTACCGGTACTTAAATTTGAAAGGACTAGTGATTTAGCTAAATTACCGACAAAAAACCATGAATCTGATACCGGCTACGATGTTTACTCTATAGAGGATAAAATAATACCCGCTAAAAGCAGTGCAGTGGTCAGTGTTGGATTAAAATTTGCCTATATTCCAGAAGGATATTGGGTAAAAGTGGAGTCCCGTAGCGGATTGGGATTTAAACACGGTATTATGGCACATCCTGGTATTATTGATTGCGGATACCGTGGGGATGCAGGTATTAAACTATATAATCTTACGGATAAAGACTACGAAGTTAAATCTGGTGATAGAATTGCTCAGTTTGTCATTTATCTTAACTTTTCTATGCCTGTTGAATGGGGTAAAGTTGAAGAGTCCGAACGAGGCGAAAAGGGATTTGGTTCTTCAGGTAAATAATGAATGTTGATTTTAATAATCTTTGGGTTGAAAAATATAGACCTAAAGCTCTAGGTGATTTTGTTATTTCTGATAACAATAAGCCATTAATTGAATCGTTTAAGACAAAAAAAGAAATACCTAATCTATTATTCCTTGGTACCCCCGGGTTAGGTAAGACCACTCTTGCGAAAATCCTGGTAAACGATATATTAGATTGCCAATATCTCTATATAAACGCAAGTGATGAGAATGGAATTGATACTATTCGTAATAAAGTTACAAGCTTTGCTCAGACTAAAAGCTTTGATGGTAAAATAAAGGTTATTATTCTAGATGAAACCGATGGTCTATCATTGGACGCTCAACGAGCCCTACGTAATACGATGGAAGAGTTTGCTAAGATTACAAGATTTATTTTAACAGCAAATTATAAGTACAGAGTTATACCGGCACTACAAAGTAGATGTCAAAGTTTTGATTTGACACCGCCTCTTGACGGGGTAGTTAAGAGATGCGCGTTAATCTTAAAAGCAGAAAAGATAGAAATCCCAAACACTGAAAAACCCAAACTTTTAGAATTTATAAAAAGCAATTATCCTGATTTACGTAAATGTATTAATGAATTACAAAAATTTTCTTCTTCAGGCACACTTAACTTAGCAGAAACTGGCAATCAAGAGGTTCTAGATCTTATCTTTAAAGAAATACAGAACAAAAATATTACTACTTTAAGAAAAGCTTTGATAGAAAACGAAAATCAGTTTAATCATGACTATGTAACATTGATGAGAAACTTGTTTAATTACATCGACCGTCTTAAGTTAGCAGATAGTCTCAAGAGAGACTATCTCTTAACACTATCTGAGTACATTTATAGAAGCAGCTTTGTAGTAGACCAAGAAATAAACTGTTATTCGTGCTTTATTGCGCTATCTAATATTAAGGAAGGTAATTAGCTGTATAGCTTGCCGGGTCATTATGACCTTTGGCGGGAGACGAAGGTATCTTCACATTTTGATTCTTTAATTCGCGATCACCTTTTGATAGCTTTTTATTACCAACATCAGATAGACGAGTTTGCGCTGGAGAGAAAAAAGGCACTTCCTCTTGCTCGTCCTTTACAACCTCTGGCTTTATGTTTGTGCGCTTACTGGGATCGTCTTTTTTAAATACTTCAGGTACTTCAGGTAAATTAGGGTATGAACTCTTAGGCTCGAGCAATCTACCAGGAACTGTAACAAAATCCATATAACGACCAGGTGCAATTTCTGACGTGATATCAACATCTACATCAGATCCTATAAAATCTGTGTTACCCGCGCCACCAACATTAGGATACTTATTTTTAATAGCAGATACACGTAAATTTAAACCACTATTTACCATGTTTTTAATCTTCTCTTTAGTATTACTACCTAACGACTTAAACCACTCATCGCTCATAGCTCCTTCTCTAAAAACAACTACGTCTCCGGTAAGAAAACCACCACTAGAATAACGCTGTAATGCAGATTCAAATAATTTGACAAAATTTCGCTTCATTTAAAATATTTATTGTTTATATCATTAATAAAACCAGGTTTTAAAGAAATAAAGTTGTATAAATATCTATGTGGCAACTATAAAAGTTCAATCTATTCAAAAACCTGAAGACTCTACAAGTAATTTTACCTATACTGATTTATTATTAGATCTAGAATTAGACTACACACAAAACAACGAATTTTTAAGAAGAAAAGAGATTAAAGATCTTAAAATCGACTATGATTATGCTGCAGTAAGAAATTCAATCTTTAATCTATTTACTACAATACCAGGTCAAAAGATTTTAAATCCGCTATTTGGATTAGACCTTCAAAGATACCTATTTTTACCAGTAACTGAAAGCAATGCTTTTGATATTGGCAATATAATTCTTAAAGGGCTTAATACTTTTGAACCTCGAGTAATAGTTCTTAATATTAACGTAGCTCCAAACGAGGTGAATCAGCAATATTTGGTAACTTTAATATTAACAATAGTAACAATCGATCCAACTACTAGTTTTAGACTTGTAGGTGTATTAAGTAATACAGGATTCACATTTATAAACTAATATGGCTACATTTAATAACTACGATCTACCCCCTGATGGATATGTCGCGTTTGATGCGTTAAGCTTAAAAAGTTTAATCACTACCAGACTAAACACAAACAATATTTTTACCGATCAAAATTTTGAAGGTAGTAATATTTCATCAATTATAGATATTGTTGCTTATGCTTATCACGTTCTTTTGTTTTATTTGAATAGAACAGGCGCAGAAAGTACCTTTACTACTGCAGAACTATATGAAAATATTAATAAAATAGTAAAGCTAATAAGCTATAACCCTATTGGTAATCAAACCGCAATACTATCTTTTCTAGCTACTGCAAAGCCCGGGCTTTTACCGGGCACCTATACTATTCCTAGATATTCTTACTTTACTATAAACGGATCAAACTATTCATTTAATAATGATGTAACTTTTTCGAAAAATACAAGTACCACCGAAGCGTTAGTAAACTTACAAGAAAATAACTTACTATATCAAGGCTCTTACAACGAATATCCTACTTATGAAGCAACTGGTGAGCCGTTCGAACTATTAACACTTACATTAGTAGATAATGCAGGTAATAATTTACTAATAGATCATTTTAATATTGATGTTTATGTTAGAGACAATTCAGTTAACAACCCAGTATGGGAAAAATGGACACCGACGCAATCATTATTCTTAGAAAGATCTAATACTAAATCCTATGAAATAAGATTAAATGAAAATGATCGCTATGAAATAAAATTTGGTAACAATGTAACAGGTAAAAAATTAAACGCCGGAGATGAGGTTGCTGTATATTACTTGAGGACAGACGGTACTACCGGAGAAGTAGGTTCTGGTCTTTTAAACAATAATAAACTATTTTTCTTTAACACCCCAAGATTTTCTCAAATTCAATCTGACACTACACCTGAAAACTTAACTTTAATTACTGCTCCTCAAGCCTCTTATGTAGAGTTTTCTAATATTGATGGTTCTACAGCATATGTTCCTCGTGAAACCGTCGCTAGTATTAAAAATAATGCTACTAATACGTTTAGAAGTCAATATAGATTAATTACTGCAAACGATTTTACAAATTACGTCTCAAAAAATTACAGTAACATAATATCTTCAACCGTTGCAGTTAACAATTGGGACTACATTTCAGGACATTTAAAATATTACTTTGATTTAGGAGTTTCAAAACCAAATCTAGAAAGTAGAGTATTGTTTAATCAGGTTAAATTTGCTGATTCCTGTAATTTTAATAACGTATATTTGTATGCGGTTCCTAAGCTAGAAAAACTAACTTCACTAACAACTAGAGCTAACTATTTAAACGCAGCTCAAAAACAGCTTATTTTAAATGATCTTCAAAACGTCAAACTTACAACTGCAGAGGTTATTATTAATGACCCCGTATATGTTGGAGTAGATTTGGGGGTAAGGTTCCCCGGGGAAATTATATCCCCTTCTATTGCAGACAACACTTTTCTACAAATTACTAGAGATATTACAGCTAAAAGAAACCCAGAAGCATTAAAGCAACAAATTTCTGAAATTTTTAAAAATTATTTCTCAACATTAAAAGACAATTTAGGATTAACTCTTAGTTTAACTGAAATTACTAATGATATACTTTAGCTTGAGGGGGTTAATGATATTAATACTGTTAGAACAGAAGGTAACAATACTCTAACAATACCTGGTATAAGTTTAGTAATCTATAATCCTATATATCCTGAAAGCGATGCAATAATCACAACCCAGGATATAAAGCTACCTTACTTTAAGTTCCCTTACCTTAATAACCCTCTCGATTTTAGCAATAAAATCAGTATTGTCACGCCTTCGATACAGACAATACAGAGAGAGTTCTAATGGCTAATTCAGTAAATTATAATTATGTATATTTCTACGTAAAAAATTTTACTGGTAGATATTCTTTATCTTCATATACTTTAAGCAATACTCCATTAACTTTTTATCCCGATTTTACCTCATCCTCAGTTCTCACTTCATCAAATAATATATCAAATAAAATAGTAAGATGGGATTTCGGTGACGGCACTTTTTCTAATTCGCTAACAGCAGTGCATCATTATAGATGGCCCGGTTCTTATGATGTTAGATTAACAATTTATGATAGATTTGGAAATAGCTTTGATAGTTCCTATAGACCCACAGTTAATATTCAGGATTTTATATATGATCAATTAGTTTTTCAGGACTATACAAAATTTATATATGATGTACCTGCAAGTAAGATAGCAGATCCTATTATTATTAATAGACATAATAGCTGGCAGTCATACAATGCATTGAGCGGGGAAGGTTATACAGTAAACTTATATGCTTCAGGAGCTTTAGGACAATATCAAAACCAGGACAATTTCTTTAACGATAAATGGTCGCACTTAAGAGCATTAAGTCGTTTTTATGAAGAACAAAGATTGGGGAATATTAGAGAGTATGTTTTAGTGGATAGAATTAAAACATCTAATCAAGAAGTATATGCTAAAGTACAGAATAATGATATTTTTATTTGTAATAAAAATGACGAAGGTAGCGTTTTTGCAGGTACTACCGGTTCAGCTAGCTTTTATTATGTAGATGATACTGCTAAAAACTTTTCATCTCGCGAACCTCCGATATTTGTATTTGCAACTTTTGATAGCTCTAAATTTAATGACAAGTATTCTCTTTATAATAATTCCTATGAATTCATGTCATATCCGCCCTACGGCTTTCAAAATTTAAAACCCGCAGTATTGCCTATTATTAAAGTTAGACATAACCCTGCTGAAAAACTTTCAATTACTACAACCGGAATAGACGGTGAAGGGACTCTTTCGTCTACTAAGTTCTTTTTTCCAGAAATAAGCTGGCAAAACACTGAAATACCCTTTGTTATTAGAATGAAAGATATTGATAATTTTACAACTAAAACCTATCCACCCCTATCTTCCTCTACAATATACCCCTATATTTCCTCTCTTTCCGCTTTTAATGTTAGGTTTGGGTTAGTAGAAGATACATCCTCCGGCTACAAGTTTAAAGACGATATCAAATTTTATGAGGATTTTAGTCCTGACATACCACAATCAATTGGAGCTTTTTATAAGGGGTATCTCGTATCTCCTGAGGTAACTTATAATTGTCTATTAACAGCTTCTGTAGACGTAATAGACCCGTTAAATTTTCCTAAGGATACCCTTATAGGGTGGATAGCAGTACCTCAATTTAATATGCTCTTAAGATTTTTTAGACAACAAATTTATAGTTTTTGCCCCGGATACCTAACAACTACCATTTCAGCAAGAAAAGACTTTTTTAATTCAAATGGTAATAGGAATGTATATGCTATACAGGTAGCTCCTTCTGGTAATGGACCGGGATTAGACTATCAAACCTGGTTTGCTGACGGTACGAGCGATAATATTTTTAAATTTGATGCCTCAGGAAACGTTCTTTCTGCTTTTAGTTTATCTTCTTACCCAGTATTATCGGGTAGCAATATTATCTATACAAATTTACTTTCTCCAATATTATCTAGTGCTGCTCCTGGAAGCGTTTCATTAGATCCGAGTAGCGATTTATGGATAGCTTTATTCGATTCCGTATCTTGTATTAAGATAGATGCAGAAAAAGGATATGTAAAAGCGGTGGCTTACCCTCAAGCGTCTAATTTCGTCTATTATTTAAGTGGCGATTATAATATACCTATATTAAGCGGTTTTGCCGGTGAAAATTTATTTCTACCTTCAAGTATAGATACTGATTCCGATAGTAATGTATGGGTAACTTATACTCACCCTGCTTCTAACTTTTTAGTTAAATATAACACTTACGGCTCTCTTCTTACTGTAATACCTTTTCCTCAACTAATAACACCTGTAGAAGCAGTTGTAGATAGAAATAAAAATGTTTGGGTAACTGCATATAATTACAATAACAATCATGTAAGTGGGTTGACCGGTAAAAACGATTATCTATATAAATTTACTACTGCAGGCACTTTAGTGACAGGATACCCTTTAACCGGGTTCAATTTTATCGGCAATCTTACTGTTGACGGTTATCAAAACGCCTGGGTTGTACAGGACAAAGACACATTGACTAGAGTAAGTGCTGCTGATGGTAATAGAACTAATTATCTTGCAGGATCCGGTAACTTTACAAACTACATAGGTAGTATTGGCGGTATTGCATCAGACACTGCATCTTTTATTTGGGTGATTAATAACTTTACTAATAAGATGTATTTTATAGACACTCTTGCCCCACCCGTCTCATCTGAAAGCGAATTACCTTATGTTGATCTAGTATTTCCTCCGCAAAATGATATGAATATTCTTTCTACGTTTGAAGATCAGCTTTTCCAAGCATACGGGGACTGGCTAGGAAGCAGATGGATTAACAAAAATATGGCCTTAACAACAGCATATAGGACTATTACAGGTCAATCAAATAATTTTAATATTCTTCCTACTTCTGGTGCTTATGCTATGTACAAAATAAATGAAGATTTTGATGCAAAAGCTTTTTATAAATCTTTTATATTTACAGAGAGTTTAGAAGAAAAAAATGTATTTTTTGGTGATTTCTTAGGAACTATAGTAGGAGGTCTTACAGCCCAGCCTTATGAGCTCGGAAAAACTGTTTATGAAAAAATAGCTAACTATGTAAGTAATACTGCAGATATCGATTTAGTTAATTTAGAGCAATTGCTTTCATTCTGTAATGAACTCTCAATACAGTTTGAACAATATAACTACCCATTCCCACCTCAACTAAAGAGATTAGTTAACATTTTATCTGTTAAGCATAAAAAACTTTGGGGAGAAAGAAACAAATATCAATTAAATTTCTATACACCGGGCACAGGTGTAATAAATGTTAATCCTAATAATCTTGGAACCCAGCTTTCCACACTTACAAGCAGTATTTCTTCTGGCATACCAATAGTTTCTTACGAATTATTTTCAGGGATTTATAAGTTAGTTAATAATTTAGCCATTTATAACTACCCCGTTGGTACGGAGCTAAAGCTTTCTGCATATAGCTATGATTGGGGGTGGGGATTAATTGCTCCTTTAGGGTTATCTGGTAATAGAATTAGCGATTATTATAATTTCTTTACATATATGCCGCAATTTGAAAATTCTTATAAAAATAATACAATAGATTGGGACAACCCGCTAACAACTCTAAGTTTTAGTAATAGCTCTTTTAAAGATTGGTCAAAAGACAACGGTATAATGCAAAATATGCTCAGTTACGAATTAACTAAAGGACTTAGATTGTTCTTAAGTGGTAGCGACATAACATATAACAATTAAATATTTAAATGTTAGACTCTAGTAGATTTATTGACGAGAGGCTTACAGTATCAATTACTTCTCTAAATCGACCGGACAGTCCTGTTGATAGTAATGAACCTCTTTCTTTTCAAGAATGGGTCAAATATAATAATGTCCTATTTACAAACGCCAAAGACTTTTTAAGCAGATATCAATCATATCTTAATAACTGGTATGAGATTAAAAATTCTGAAAAATCGGTTCGCGTAAACGTTACTAAAGCGCTTTACACAACACTTATAAATGAAATTGTACTTTCATTTACATCGAATGATGAAAAGCGTTGGTTAAAAAATATAGATTTTTCAAATAATAGAGACCTTGCAGTAGCTGTACCGTTTTTTGCACAAAAAATAAAAGAAATTTGTTTATACTACAGTACTTTAAGAGATGATGTTAAAACAGCAGCACTAAGATACAATCTCAAGGGTTCTAATTTTGGTATAGAAAAATTAATTTATAATGAAATTTCTAAATCACTAGAAACGGAAGACCTTACTGATATTATAAGAACTCTCAATTTATCTCTTTCTACAGTTAGAGATAATGTTGTAATTGATGTTGAAGACTTGTTCGATACTTATACAAACTACTTAGACGTAAGTCCTAATCTTCCTGCTTCTGCTTATGATGCAACCGGTGACAGAGAGGCGTTTTTTGCTCTTAATCAGTACGATATAAATTCAAACTTGTTTATCGATTTCGACTCTTCTATAGTAAGTGCTATAACCTCTTATCCGTTCTTTTTAATAGAACTAGGTGTTAACAATTTTTCAATAACACCTTTTGTTGAGCCCACACAACTTAATTTACTAAAAGATAATGATTATATTAACACCATTAATAATGAATCTGTAGCAAACTTAAATTTTAACGTTTTAAAGACAGGTATTGAGAAATTTATAGGTACAGATTTTTACTATCTTTCAACAAATAGTACAGGTACCAATTATGTTTCGGGAGTATTGTTTTCTGCAGAAAACGAATTTGCTAACTATTTAAATAAAAGGTATCCCGCGGTAGCTGCAGTTCCCGAATTAGAGTTTACTAAAACAGCAAAACAAATAGGTTTATTTTTTAAACCTGATAAGTTAGGTCTTACAAATTTTCATAATCTTGGATTAAACTTTAAGGTCAACACAGCCAGCCTAAGTGGAAGCACAGTTTACATATTTCCTGACCCTTCTAAATTTGGTAATATATCTGGATTAACTGAAGAAGCATTTAAAACCCCATTAGTTTTTAATGAACTTACTTATTTTTTAAAGACTGATTTCTCAAATCAATTTAAATTTGGTGACCCATCAACTAGCCCATATTTTCAGTCTTTTAGAGGCTATCAGACAAGAGAACAATCTTTAGATACCAGTGTTCATGGTGTTACCAGATACACAGATCCACAGGAATTCTTTACAGGAACAAATAAAAGCCAATGGGCTAATAAAGATGTCTTTCCTATTATACCGCAAAATGTTTTTCCTATTGATAAAAGAGTAGAAAGCTTATTTTCTCTTAACAAATCTGTAGTACAGTACAAAAATGACATTTACGGTAATGAATTTAGCTTGTATAAAGATGTACACCCTCAAAAGACACTTTCAAATACCCCCAGACAGCAAGGAAACGTAAAAATTTATTATTGTCTGTCTTTGGATGGATATGCTTTTTATGATTCTGTGTCCGGATATAACTTTGATTATACGGAAGAAGATCCTACAAAGGGATATTCTGGTATTATTTTAAAAACAACTAACAATATTCCCCCAGGATCAGGATTTTATTTACAGGGACCGTCTATACTTTCACCTACCCCTCTTTCAGCATTCTTTTATAATGAAGGCCCACCTACTTTTGCTCTAACAGGGTCATTGGTGCCCTGCGTTTCTTATAGATTTCAGCCAGAAACGTTTTGTCCAAACAAAATTGATGTTAGTTTTGTTTGTACTGTAAAGGATGGCGTCACCTTTGTATCGCCTGTATCAGGCCTGCTACCCGATTATCCTTCTGACGACCCTTCTTTTGACCCTTCAAACGCAAACGTCTACTATATTGAACTGCTAGAAGGAGGATCTACCCCTCTAGCTCCTAATTATGTACCTAACTTTATAAACCCCGCTGATTTTAATTTTGTACCTCCTATTTCTGCCGTTACTAACATAGATGGAAGCATATTTGCATTTAATAGTGCTTCACCCTGCGGAGGCGATTTAGAATTTGCAGTATCTTATGTTGAAAAATCAAACTATTTAAATTATCGCATACCTCTACGCAACACCACAGTTATTGAAGGCATAACAGGCCTAGACAAAAAACGCACACTCTATCAAACGAAATATATTGACTACGGAGATTTATATTACCGTAACTCAAATTCTTCTATATATCTACCTGGATCGGCAGCTTTGAGTGGTATTACTTCAAAGTATTACGCAAATATACAAAACGAAATAAACAATAAGCTTATTAATTTTGATATATATTATGATACAATTCAATTTGAAACTGATAATTATATTATTTTTGATAAGCTAATGTTTGATTATGAAACCAATACAATAATAAACACAACTAAAAATGATTTGTTTTTTGAAAGAGGTTCTAATAAGGAATTAGAAAAATTATCTACAGTATGGTTTAATGAACAAGAGAACATTCTTTTCTTTAGTAAAACAGTATTACTATCCGAACTAAGCGCTACCAATGATAAAATTGTTTATCCTGAAATTTATTCTCTATCACTTAATACTCTCGAATATAATAGATTATATCCGGTAGAAGAGAGAAATGTACTATCCTTTGAAAAGCTAAAAATGTTCTCGCTATCAGGCACAGGCCTTAATGTTAATATTGTAGAAATAGAAAAACCAATATTCGGTTATGATAGTGATACAGGTATATACAGCATCACATATCTAGGTAAAGATCTTTCCGATGTATTTTACATTATAAAGATATTCTTTAAATACATAAACGGAGTTATAACTAATATAACGAATACAATGTTTAAGCTTATACCTGACACAAATACACTCAATTTTGCCTCAGCATTATCATCTTCTTACACAACATTTATTATATCAGGCTCTAGTGCAGGTATAGTATTAAATGGAGCATATAATTTCGGAGTCTAAATATGAGTTACGAATTAACCGAAGCAAATAAAACCTCATTATTATACAGTCTAAAGTTTTTAGACACTACTAGAGATATAATAGTTTCGTTTGATTACTCTTGCTATGGCATTAATGTTTCAGGTTCTGAGGGGTTTAGTCTCTTTTTTATTGATAGTGATGACGCAGATAAATATTTTTATGGTGGGAGTCCCGGGCCAGGTCTAGGTGTTACGAGTCTAACTGCAATATCAACCATATATGTTCCGTTCTTCCCATTTTATGTACCCTCAATATTAAATTACCCGGGCATTAAAAACGCTGTAGCAGTAATTGGTGCAGATATTACTGGCAATTTTGGCGCAGATGATGTAGGAGAAGGCGGATTTAACACACCTGTACCTAACACGCTTACAGTACGTACAGGCTACACTCAAGGGTTTAATTTACTTTCCAGAACAACATTAAAAAATAAAAACATATTTTTATATAAACAATCAGCCTCCGGCTCTGAGTACAATAGCTTTAGGGCTAGAATAACAAATTTAGGCAAAACCATTGTAGTAGATCATAGAAATAAAGGTCAAGATTATAAAAACATAACAACAGTAAATTTAGATTATAGTTTTCCTGAAACCGTATGTCCCGTTTTTGCATTTAGTAATGGTATTAATAAAACTAATTTCTCTATTAAAAATATTCAGGAAAATGGGTTTTATGTTACCCCTACCGTTACCCCTACAGTCACTCCTACTAATACACCAACACCGACAGTTACGCCTTCAATTTCTATTACACCTACTATCACACCCACTATTTCCATTACACCTACAATCACTCCTAGCAATTCACCCACACCCACACTTACTCCCACTAATACAGTTACACCTACCGTAACTCTTACAAGGACACCTACACCAACAGAAACACCTACAATGACGCCAACTAGGACAGTAACACCAACGCCTACAGTCACTTCTTCTAATACACCTACATTAACCCGTACACCTACGGTGACACCCACAATATCAATTACACCATCTATTTCTATTACACCTACTGAAACACCCACACCGACTGAAACACCCACTAACACGCCTACCATATCCTTCACACCCACAGAGACACCCACGCCTACTGAAACACCCACTAACACGCCTACCATATCCTTCACACCCACAGAGACACCCACGCCTACTGAAACACCGACCAACACTCCCACTATATCTTTTACACCCACAGAGACACCTACACCAACAGAGACACCTACTAACACACCTACAGAAACATTAACACCCACAGTTACACAAACAGTAACCCCGACTACTACTCCGCCTGATTATATTGGATTCTATTCTAACAATACCAATACAATTATTAATGATGGTACTACCGCAAGCCCCTATCCTATGACCTTTACTGTAAGTGGTATAGTTAATACCTCTTCTAGAATTTCAATTCAACTTGAAAACTATACGCACTCTGCTCCATCAGACGTTGCAATGTTATTGGTTGCTCCTGATGGTGTAACTGCCTGTATTCTTGCCGGTAGAGTAGGTACATTAGGTGCCAATAATGCTACAGTGATACTCGATGGACAGAACCCAACACCTTGGAATGGTTATTCCTCAGGTAACTTTAATGTTAATACATCTGATATTACATTCCCGTTTGACGGCCCTTGCCCAAGCGGACCTTATAATACAAGCCTTTCAGTATTCGATTATCTAGCCGCTGTTGCTGTAAATGGTACGTGGAGTCTATATATTCAAGACTTTGCAGGTGTAGACGTTGGTAGCTTATATAGAGCTCAACTAAGAGTTCACGAACTTTCTCCTCTAGCAACAAATACACCCACACCTACAGTGACACCTACGCTCACACAAACTCCAACCCTTACACCAACAATTTCTATCACGCCTACGAATTCCCCATCACCGACACCTACACAAACTATACCCGACTACACATCTTTCCCGTCAACTACAACTAATTTAATAATAAATGATAACGCTATAGCTACTCCCTATCCTTTAGAATTTAATGTATCTGGATTGACGAGTAATAGCTCACGGGTATCTGTAAAACTTAACAATTACTCTCACAATTTTCCTGAAGACGTTGTAATGCTATTAGTCGCACCAGATGGTACGACAACAAGCATTCTTGCAGGTCAAATCGGCAGTAATGCAGCTAGTAATACCACAGTAGTACTTGACAGCGCCATATTAACTCCCTGGGACGGCTATTCTTCTGGATTCTTTAGACCCAACAGTATTGCAAATACTTTCCCTATGGATCCTACTAATGGATGTCCTTCAGGGCCTTATAATACATCTCTCGCAATTTACAATAACATCTCGGCTGGCTCTGCCAACGGGACTTGGAAGTTGTATATACAGGACTTCTTCTCTATAGACACCGGCTCATTGGTCAGTGCTGACATTAGATTCCACAATTAATTCATCTTGATTTAAGTCTAGCATATATTAATATATTCTAGTGAAAAGCGCTAATAATAAGATCTTTATATCTATTGCCTCGTACCGTGATCCACAACTTCTTCTAACATTAAGAGACTGTATTGCGAAAGCAAAGCACCCGGAGAACCTTGTCTTTAGTATTTGCTGGCAAAAAGATGAAAATGATTCATTAGAAGAGTTTTCTCAGGATAAAAGATTTAAGATTATACCCATTCCATATAAAGAAAGCAAAGGGACATGCTGGGCACGTAGCAGAATCCAAGACAACTATACAAATGAAAAATATTATTTGCAGTTAGATAGTCACCATCGTTTCGTAGAGCATTGGGATGAAAAATGTATTAACATGGTTAAACAGCTACAGAAAAAGGGACATAAAAAGCCTCTTTTAACTGGTTATATATCTAGCTTTGATCCAGATAATGACCCCGGTGCACGCGTGCAGGTGCCCTGGAAGATGAATTTTGATAGATTTATTCCTGAAGGTGCAGTATTTTTTCTTCCCGCTTCTATAGATGATTTTAAATCTCGTACAGAACCTCTTCCTGCTAGATTTGTTTCTGCACACTTTATCTTTACTTTAGGTAAGTGGGTTAAAGAAGTGCCTTATGATCCTTATTATTATTTTCATGGCGAAGAAATTAACCTCGCAGTGCGCTCTTATACCTGGGGATACGATTTATTTCACCCCCACATTATAGTGGCTTGGCACGAATATACCAGGAAAGGTAGATCTAAGCATTGGGATGATGTACCTGCGTGGGGTCAGTTTAATAAGGACTCACATTCTCGTAACCGTAAGCTATTTGAAATGGATGGTGAAAAGAAAGACATTGATTTTGGTAAATATGATTTTGGCAAAATAAGATCTGTACAAGACTACGAAAAGTATGCAGGTCTATGCTTTAAAAAGCGCGCAGTTCAAAGATGGACGTTAGATAACAAGCTCCCACCTAATCCAAATGATAGTATGACACAAGAAGAGTATGATAAATCGTTTTTAAATATCTTTAAGCATTGTATTGATGTAAGATATGATCAAGTCCCTGAAAAGGATTATGATTTTTGGTGTGTAGCCTTCAAAGATAAAGAAGGTAAGGATGTGTTTAGAAAAGATGCTGATAAAGCTGAAATTGAAAGGATGTTTAATGATCCGGACAAATATTGTAAAGTATGGCGTGAATTTAATTGTGAGCAAATGCCGCATAGCTGGATTGTTTGGCCTCATAGCGTATCTAAAGGATGGGCTGATCCCATTACAGGTATCATTGGCAATAAAGTAAGTTAGTCTAATGACTTTTAATGTGTACTTCTGGCAAGGTGCCCAGTATACAACTTGGTATAGGCAGCATCTTTTTCAAAGATTGTTCGACCATCTTAAAGCTAAATATCCCGAACACACGTTTATACCTCAAGATAATAAAAACGGTAATATTTACAGCAGATATTCCGCTCATATTTTTACTATATTCTGTAATGATACAGAAAAATACACTATAGTATCACTTAACGATAGAAATATTTGGGTATTTAATAAGCTTTTTGAATGGCAGCCTAAAAATATGCAACAGTTTATATGTTCTAGCGGATTTAATTATGACTTTTATAATGAATTTAAAAATACATTTCAAAGCGAAGAGTGGGAATACCCTGAAAATATAAATAGCGTTCATATTCCGTATACATACGATGTATATAATACATCTTTTGTAAAAGATATTGAAACAACTTTAAAAATACCATCACAAAAAAGTAAAAATATTTGTTTTAGAGGGTTTTTATATCAAGAAAGAGAGTGGTTAGCTAATAATTTAAAACACGAAAACATATCATTTACTAATTCAAGACTAACTTTTAATGATTACGTAAAAGAAATGCATAACGAGATATGTTCTTTGAGCTTAAACGGGGCCGGAGAAATATGTAACCGCGATATTGAGCTCTTTGGTCTGGGCAAAATTGTAATTAGACCAAAATTAAATTGTATTTTTCATAATCCCTTGGTCCCCGGCGTACATTACGTAGACGTATGTCCAAATGCAAAATTTGCAGACGGGCTTTCCAGGGTTAATCATGAAGAACTAAGAGATTCAATAGTCGAAAAATATAATGACATAGTTAACAACTACTCTAAATATGAGCATATAGGGCAAAATGCTCGTAAATGGTATCTAGAGAACTGTACTTTAGATTCGCAAACATGTATATTTGATAAAGTATTCGATATAAATAAGCTTATACAATGAAACATTGCTTTGCAACACTAAGCCTCGGTAAAAACTATACAACAGATTATTTTTTAAGGTTTGCAGATGATGTTCTTAATAAAACACCTGCGTCAATAGTTGTTGCAACAGATTTGCCTGAGGTTATTGAGGAAAAATTTAAAACCGATAGAATAATAATTCAAAAAATTGATAGAAACGATTTTAAGATAAGACTTTTTATTGGCCCCGGTAAAGGAGCATCTGATTTTAATTTTAATATGAGATATATTTGCTTAAAGCCGTTTGAGCACGTACAGGCTGATTATATTTACTTTACTGATTGTGACAATTCAATAAGAAATTGGAATACCGAGGTAATTGAAACATATCTTCTAGATAAAACGTCTAAAGGTTTTAATTTCTTTGCTCCTCGGGCCGATTTAAAGCTAGGCCCAGTAAAAGCTGAATATTTCGATAAACTAGCCACAAACCCTCAACCAAATATATTTTGGCATAAAATAAAAGCGTTTGAGTTACAGCCTGGTTCGCATAATGAATGGAATGGAGCAGGTCTCCCTGCAGAATACTTTTTTGTTTTTGAAAACAAAAATAATCAAATTTTAAAGTTTTATGAAGAGTGGAAAAAATTACATGACTTTTTAGCTAATAAAGAATATACTTGGGGTACTTGGGCGGAAGGGTTTGAAATAGGTGTTGCAGCGCATGTTGCCGGATTCAAAGCTTTTGACATACAGTTTTGCGGTACCGTATTAAGTGATATAGTTACCCCCAACGGATATAAAATAGGTCATCCTACCGAGCATCAATGAATAGCTTAAGATACGTTTGCTATACCAATCAACTATACATTCCTATTGCAAATCTTTTTATAAAGCTTTTTTATAAGCATACACAAAATAAAATACCCCTTACTGTTATTACGAATAACGACGGTGTAAGGATTGAAAAAAACGATACTGTTACAGTGATAGATACAAATGTGCATTTTCAAGGCAATGGCGGTCACTTTACCTACTCATTAATAAATGCTTTATCTAAAATAGACGAAAAATATATTTTCTTTTTTTGTGATGATTATTTTTTATCTAGAGATATAGATTATAAAAATCTAGAGAATTTGCTTAACCTTATGAATAGTGATAATATAGATTTTTTTAGCTTTTCATCATGTCATCCTAAATCAAAAAATTGGCAGCTTTATCAGCAATCAATTTTTAATGACGAGCTTTTTTGTATACCAGATAATTTTCAATATATGTGCTCTGTTCAGCCCTGTATTTGGAGAAAAGAAACGCTTCTTAAAGTACTAGAACACAATAAAGGCATTACCTTACATGATTTTGACAATTCAGTACTTTATGATAATAAGATGTTAAGAAGAGAAATTATACCTAGCACAGAAAAATATACATTATGGCAAAACGACAATATTTACGGGTATAAGAAATTATGTTCAAATTTTAAAGCTTATGATGAATTAGATGAAAAAGATATTAATACTTTTTTTATAGTACAATATGTCGAAGGAGTTAGGCATGGTCTATTTAATATCTATCTTAATGTTAGAGGTGCAACATTTATTAAAAATATCTTAAATGAATTTAATATTACTTCATTACACCCCACATATGGAAGATTTCTTGTCTCGTAGTATATAATATATGCCTGGTAGTTGGCCTTACTTAAGAACAGATATTGTTAAGTATCTTACAAATACGTTTCCTGCCTCGTCAAAGATTTTAGATGTAGGTGCCGGTGAAGGAACATATTGTGATTTATTAAAGAATTATTTTAGCGATATTGATGGCATAGAAATTTTTGAACCTTATATAGAGAAGTATGGGTTGAAACAAAAATATAATAATTTATTTTTAGGTAACATTATTGATTTTGAGTTTTCTGAATTTGATTACGATATTATAATTATGGGTGATACGCTAGAGCACCTCTCTGAGACTGATGCAAGAACTGTTATTGACAAATATCTCAATAGAGTAAAAGAGTTTCTTGCTGTAGTGCCATTAAATTTACCGCAAGATGTTGTTTTTGGTAATGTTTATGAACGTCACTTACAACCTACATTAAATTTCGAGTCTATGGAAAAGCTTTATCCTGAACTTAAAATATTAAATCTTGATAATAAGGATATAAGCGTAAAAATTGATGTTGGCGATAAAGTTTATTATCAAGTAGCATATATTAAGAAATGAAAAATATAGCTTTTTACGGGTCACATAACGGTGGCTTTGCGTTTAAGCATGATGGTAGGTATCGTGTTTTAGAAGTAGAAAGATTTGCTAATAAAAAGAACCTTGGTATGGTACAGTATAGGCTTTGTAGAAATGCTAAGACAGTTTTTGATGGTATTATGTCTTATTTAAAAACAGAGTTTAATTTAGATAACGATTATGATAATTGTATTTTTTCTAACACTGATGTTGTTTACGGTACAGATAACGGTTTAGAAAAATTTTATTTTGAAAGATATATTAATGCGAAAAACCATATACCCTGCCTTCACCACCGTGCACATGCTGCAGGTACGTTTTACCAGTCTCCCTTTACTGAAGCATTAATAATAAGCTTTGACGGCGGTGGCAGTGACGGGTTTTTTAATATATACACAGCTACACGAGAGGGCGGTGTCATAGAAATAGCTCGTCATAATATTGATATGGGCTATGCATATATGATTTTTGGACACTATTGTAGTCATATTAATTTTGAATCAGATATTAACATAGGTAATTTAGTGTATTCCGGTAAATTAATGGGTCTTTGTGGCTATGGTAAAGTGAGAAATGAGTGGTTACCTCATATTAAAGAGTTTTACTATAAAAAACCCGACGGTAATATTATAGAAGGCTATTTAAAAGATTTAGGAACAAAGCTTGGCATTACCTTTGATAGCAGTAACCGCTTCGAAGGTGATATATCATTAGATTTATCTACAACGTCGCAGCAAGCTTTCGAAGAAGTATTTTTTGAGATTATCGAGCCCTATCTAGATCATTTTAAAAATTTACCTATTTGTATTACAGGGGGATGCGCTTTAAATGTTGTTCTTAATACTAAATTAAAAGAAAAAACAGGCAGAGATGTTTTTGTAGCTCCAAATTCAAATGATTGTGGGCTAGCTCTAGGCATGCTTCTAGATTTTGAAAAACCTTTAGAGCAAGTTGATGTGACATACGGTGGGCTTCCTCCAATAGATCCCAATGCATTTTTTGAGCTTATAGAAAGTAAATGGACTGACCCTTATACATTAGAAAAAGCTGCAAAGCTTTTAGCGGAAGGAAGAATTATAGGAACTATTTGGGGTAATTCAGAACACGGGCCTCGTGCATTAGGTAATAGAAGTATAATGTGCAATCCTTCTATACCGGGAATGAAGGACATTTTAAATGAAAAGGTAAAAAAGCGTGAATGGTTTAGACCTTTTGCGCCTATTGTACGGTTAGAAGATGTAGAAAAGTATTTTTATTGGAAAGGTGAGAGCAGATTTATGAGCTTTTATGCAAAAGTTAAAGATGAATGGAAAGAAAAACTATCTGCTATTACTCATGTTGATGGTACTGCTAGATTGCAAACAGTTACACGTGAACAGAATGAAAAGGTTTATGATTTAATTACCGAATTTGAAAAACACTCAGGCATAGGCGTTCTCCTTAATACATCTTTTAATGTAAACGGTAAACCCCTTATAAATTCATATAAAGATGCGCTTAAAATGTTAGATTGTGGTCTAGATTTTGTTTATACTGACAAATATATAGTTTATAACTCTGATAATAAATGAACAAAACATATACAATAGTAACTGGGCTTTGGGATATAGGTAGAGATAAACTCGCTGAAGGCTGGTCTCGCGGTTATAATCACTACCTAGATAAACTATCAGAATTATTTAAAGCAGACTTTAATCTTATTATTTTCGGCGATGAGAAGCTTGAAAATTTTGTAAAAGAAAGAAGAAGTGATGACAATACACAATTTATAAGGCGAGATTTAGACTGGATTAAAAGTATGCCATTTTATAATAAAATTCAGGAAATTAGAACCAACCCTGAATGGTACGGACAAGCAGGGTGGTTAGCGGAATCAACTCAAGCTAAGCTTGAGATGTATAATCCGCTAGTTATGTCAAAAGTTTTCTTACTTCATGATGCAAAAATTTTAGATAAGTTTAATTCAGATTATCTTTTTTGGCTTGATGCAGGCATCACCAATACAGTACATTGGGGATACTTTACCCACGATAAAGTTTTAGATAAACTTCCCCTGTTTTTAGAAAAGTTTTTATTTGTGAGTTTTCCTTATCCCGATGGAGGTGAGATACACGGATTTACAAGAGGTAAGATGAATGAAATTGCCAACGTAAAAAACGTTGAGTATGTTTGTAGAGCTGGCTTTTTCGGTGGTCCTAAAGAAATGATATCCGATATCAATCAGATATACTACTCACTTTTAAATAGTACGCTTAATGATGGGTATATGGGTACAGAAGAAAGCATTTTTACATTAATGACGTATACACATCCTAACCTGTTTACACGCTTTTCAATTGAGGGTAACGGGCTTTTATCTAAATTTTTCGAAGATTTAAAAAATCTTAATATTAATGAATATATTAAAGTTGAGCAAGAGCTTTCCGGTGTAAGCTTATATGTCATAACCTTTAACTCACCTAAACAGTTTGAGGCGTTACTATCTACATATGAGAAGCAAAAGGGATTTTTAAGAGAAACTAAAAACTTCTTACTCGATAATAGTACTGATCTTGAAACAGAGTCTGAGTATATTCGTCTTTGCGAAAAATATAATTTTGAACGCATAAAGAAAAATAATATAGGTATTTGCGGGGGTAGACAATTTATTGCGGAACATTTTGATGAGACAAATTCTAAGTATTATATGTTTTTAGAGGATGATATGAATTTGTGTGAAAAAACGGATCCCCCTTGTAAGAATGGCTTTGCCCGCTATACAGATAATCTTTTTTATAAGCTAGTTAAAATAATGGATAAAGAAGAGTTCGATTTTCTTAAATTCTCTTATTCTGAGTTTTTTGGCGATAATTCTACTCAATGGTCGTGGTATAATGTACCGCAAAATGTAAGAGAGCAGTTTTGGCCAAATAATAGAAAACTGCCTAAAATGGGATTGGATCCCAATGCGCCTCTTACACAATTTAAAAATATTAAAACATTAGAAGGACTTAGCTATATAGATGGTGAGATATATTACTGCAATTGGCCTCAAATAGTATCTAAAAAAGGTAATAAAAAGATGTTTTTAACTACGAAATGGGCAGCTCCCTTTGAACAAACTTGGATGTCCTATATGTATCAGTTGACTAAAAAAGATCAGTTAAAAGGGTCTGTTTTATTACTTTCTCCTATAGAACATAATAGATTTGATTTTTATAAAGGTAATTTAAGAAAAGAGAATTAGTTTATAAGTATATTTCAGTGTATTTTTAGTAAATAATAATGTGAATTCTGTGTCTTACGTTTTGTCCAGCGTACAAGAAGCTGGACAACCGTCAATAATAAACCATTATTTATTTGTTGATCCGGTATATGATACTTCCATTTTATATCCCACAACAGCTACCGGTAGTTTGTTCTCAGAAACTACAGGCACATTTGTTTATCCATTTACTGCAAACGGGGGATTAATATTCCCTTGGGGCTACCCTATTTCTAATACCGCTCTTAGTGCAGATTTAGGCAGCTTTAAAGGAGCTACTACTCTTACTGTAATACCGTCCGGTATTGATAACACTTATTATTCTACATTAAAAATAGTATATGATTTTGATGATAATAATGAAATTGTTAATATTGAAAAAGGATTAGTTGCCAATATATTACCTAATAATGTAGCGTTTCTAGATTCTGGTCTCCCTATCGATACACCGGTATCATACACGTATTACCCAGAATCACAAAACATAACTACTTTTTATCCTTCAGTTACTGTAGTAAATGGTAATCTTGCATTAAACGTGTTTAATTTAAAACTCACAATTTTACCCGATTCAGTATTTAATTTTGAAAATTTTCATCTAGTAAATAGTTCACAATTGTCTGTTTCTGAAGAAGAAAAAATTAAAAGCTTAGAAATTCTTGAACTTGACAGTGATAATTCTAGTTATGTTGCAAACTTCTTGCTAACCAGTGCATACCCTACGCCTACAAATACACCTACTATGACCGTTACACCGTCGATGACGAGAACACCCGTTATTACTCCCTCTATTACACCTACAACTACAGTAACCCCATCAAGAACTCCAACTAGAACTCCTACACCGACAGTAACAAGAACTCCTACACAAACACCCACTACGACAAGCACGCAAACCCCTACTCCGTCTGTATCGCTGTCACCATCGCTCACACCTACTGAAACAACTACTGAGACGCCTACGCCTACAGAAACACCAACAGAGACGCCTACAGAAACGCCCACGCCAACAGAGACGCCTACGCCTACAGAAACACCAACAGAGACGCC